CTCGCATCGATGCGCAGCCAGATATCGGCATTGCAAATCCCAATGTGCCAGAGCTCCCAGCGCCCGCCATGGAGACGGCGGAACCAGCGGAAGCGATGCAGGAAAGAGGAAATCATTTGCGCACCTGTAGAGTCCACAGCACCGCGATCCCAGCCGGCGCGGTTGCTTTGGCGTCGATCACCTGAAATACCGCGCCAGCCGCATCCGTCAGCGTGTCGCCCGGCTTCGGATCGACCGTGAGGCCGACTGGCGACACCAGGGCGCGCTTGTCGCTTGTACGGATCAACGTGCCATCAATGTACCGCTGCGGATAGGCGAATATCGCTGCGGTCACCGGGTGCGGCGTCGAGCTTGTGCCAGCCTCGCCCGTCTCCGGGTCGTAGGTGCCGTCTGTGATCGAGGTCAGCACGCACGATTGACCGTATTCGGCCAGCAGTTCGTCGGCGACGTCAGCGATTTCGTCGTAATCGAAGCTCATTCCAGCCTCAGTGTGTCGATGCCGTTGCCGCAACCAGTATCGAATGCGCAGGCTACTTCCACGGCTTTGCGGGAATTGCGACCCAAATGCATTGCGGCGAGCGCGTAGTCGCGGCCCGATCCCATCGCGCACTGCACGTCCTCGATTGTCATTGCGTGTGGCGTCGATTCGAACACCCTGATGCGCGGTCCGGCGTCGATTACGAGCAGTTGGGCCCGCACTCCTTCGTTGGCATCACGATTATCGGGATACGCTTCCGGCACGGCGCCGGCCTGATACCACGCCATAAGCGCCTGGCCGGTGTCGAAATCGCCGGATACCGCCAAGAGTTCTCCTGCGTCCGTGCGGCGAATTTTGGTCACGGTGGAACCGTACCCGTAGCTCGTTGCCCTCTTGTCCGCCGCCAGAACGCGACCATCCCATGCGATACAGGTCATATCTACGCCCGCACCAGTCGAATGTTCATATCCGAGCCGCACATAAACGGCTCCAGCATCTTGTCGATCAGCCGGAAGCGCGTGTAGGGAGATGCGCCGTCCACGTACTCGGTTTCGATGACGTCGACCTTGACGCGCTTGGCGAGGCGCTTGATGTCAGGTGCCAACTCGCCCTTGATCGCCCGCAGTGCGAGTTCGGCGCAGGCGTTGACGACTTGCGGCGGGACCACGTTGTCCGCGTAATACTGGCGCATCGGTAGATCACGGATCGGCACCAGGTAGCGCGGCCACGACAGGGCTTGGGCGGCGTTCTTGCGCATGCCGGCCCACCGGCCTTTGTAGACGGCTTCCATGTAGTCGGTGGCCTTGATCAGCATTTGTTCGCGCACGGCATCCGAGGCGAGCGCAGACCAGGCAGCGTTACCGCGTTTCGCGTGGTAGGCGGTCGCGGCTTCGACGGAGCACAGCGACTCGGCGTCAGCCAGGGCTGCGCCGGTTTCGGTGATCAGGGCCACGGTGATTCCTTATTCGGCTTTCGGCTTGCGACCACGGCGTGCGGGTGCCGCTTCCGTTTCGCTGGAATCGTCCGCGATGACGTCGACCGGGTCCAGGGCTTCGTGCACGGCTGGGTCGAAGTCATCTTTGTTGATGATGACGAACGGGCCTTGCGATGCTTCGTCGGTGGACCTGATTTTTAAGGTATCCATACAATCTCCCGTGAAAACGGGGCCGAAGCCCCGTTTTAGTTTGCGGATCAGGCGCCGATCAGCACGCCGCAGTGACGCGGAGCGATCATCTGGAAGCCCCACGCCAAGTTCACCTCGTAGCGGACCTGACGCTTCTGCTTATAGACAGTGAACTCGTACGCGATGCCCGAGACCGGATCGGTCACCATCATCACATCGTCCGCGTCGTCGCCGCCTTCCGGCATGGCCGGCGCGCGGGTGGCGAGCTGGATGGCCGAGCGCTGGAAGAACATGTTGCGGGTGGTTGCCGCGATCACGGTAATGGCGGTCGCCGAAGCAGGAATCGCTTGACGCAGACCCGGCTCGGCGAGCGTGATGGTACCGCCGTTCGAGGTATCAGCATCACCTGACGCGACCAGGTACTTGTTGCTATCGCCAGCGAGACTCACGATATCGCCAGCGATGAACGTGCCAGTACCAGCCGCAGCCAGGGTGATCACGGTGGCGCCAACGGCGTAGCCGGCGTTGTTGGTCGTAGCGCCGGCGGCGGTACCGACGGCGACTGCTTTCTTCACCTGGGCTGAGTTGTGCAGGTCGAAGCCTTCCACGTTACCCAGGGCACCGCGGCGCAGCAGGTCGTCGTTACCGGCTTCGTTCACCTTGAACAGGCCCGATTGCTTGCCGCGGATGTTCGCCACCGCCGTCGAGCCCAGCACCATGTGCATGTCGGACTGCGGCGCGCCGTTGTCGTCGAGGATCATGCGCGACTGCGCGAAGTCGGACAGGTCCAGCGCGGTACCGAATGGCACCACGTTGTAGGTGCCGTAGGCGCGCGATGCCTTGGCGTGCAGCGAAGCCAGATCGCTCTCGACTTCGTTGGTCAGCGTGCGGATAGCCTGCGCGATGCGCTGGGCATTGATGTCGCCCAGGGTGCCGCCGTTCTGCAGCGCCTTCGTCTCTTCGCCGGTGATGCCGAACGGGACCGAGCGCGCTTTGCTGATGGTCATCTGCACGTTGCCGATGGTCTGATTTGGCGTGTCGGCGGCGTATGCGGCCGGGGTCAGATCTTCGGCAGCCATCGGGCCGACGACCGGCGAGGTGATGACGCCGTTCAGTGCGACGCGCTCAGCGGTCGAGTCACGCGACACTGCCGGGATGAAGCCGACCAGCTCGCGCGATACCGTATCCATCGCCTTGAAAATGGTCGGCAGCAGATTGGTGAGGGTAAGAGTGCCCATATTTTGAAGCCTTTCAGATGTAAAAATGGCCCGCATTTGCGAGCCGTATTGGTGGTTTGAGATTTAGAGCAAACAGGCTATCCAGCCCAAAGCACCACTTCCCATCCGGGTCGCGGCTATTGAAATACAGGTATCGCGTGAAGCTAATACCGTTAATCCACCGGTACCGTGCCGGCTGCAATCGCAGCTGCTTGCGCCGTCGGCGCCATGGCGAGGAACTCGCTGCGCTTCATTTCCTTTGCGCCACCACGATTGCCACCTCCGCCTTGAGCACCGCCACCCGATGCGCCGGAGCCTTTGAGAATGGCATCCTTGTTCGCGTACTGGGACACCATGACCTGCATGGCTTCGTCGAAGCCGGCATGATTGCCGTGATCGGTGGCCGAGAAGATCGGGTTGCCATCGGCGCCCATCGGCACCAGCTTGCCGTTCTCGACCTTGAAACGGTCGCCGAACACCTTTTGCGCGATGTCGGCCGGGATGATCAGCTTCTCGGCGATGAACTTGGAACTGGCGAACGAGCCGCCAACGATGTGGTTGTTCAGGTCTTGCGTGAGTTTCTGGTTCGTTTCGGCCAGCGCTTTCTCGCGCGCTTCAGCGGCACGGGTTGCATCAGCGACAGCCTGCTTTGCGGATGCGGCGGCGGCGTCCTTGATTTCCTGGACCTTGCCGGCCGTGACGAGATCGCCTTCTTTCAGGTTCTTCGCCAGCTTCACCGCCTCCGCGGCTGCAGCGGGATCTTCGATACCGGCATCCTTGAACGGCTTGAGCGCGGCCTCGGCGGTTTCCTTGGCGATTCTGTGGGCTTTTGCCTCACCGTTGAGCCGGCTGATGGTCGCTACCGTACCGTCCGCGTCGAACGGGGCTTCTGCGCCCTCGGCGTTGACGAAGATCGGCAGTTTCTTCTCGGCATCGATTGCAATCGTGCCGTCAGCATTAAATTTAAATGGCATGGTCTGACTTCCCGGGCATCCGCCCATCAAGGTGGCCTTCTGGCCGTGCACCGCATCGCGTCCGCTAGCGGCATGAAAAAAACCGCCTGGATTGCTCGAGGCGGCTTTGAAAACAGAAAGGCCCGCCGAAGCGAGCCCGTGAATCAGTTCCAGTCTTGCACGAGTGGGCCAAGATAGAGCGGTGTGAAGCCTGTCAGATCCTTGCCATGCACGTACTTCGGTTGGATCCAGTGTGGACCGAGATATACCGCAACCTCTTGCGGGCAGCCCGGCTGCGGCTTGTCGTGCAAGGTCCAGATGCGAGCCGTCTCCTTGCAGATTTCCTGCTCGAAGTTGCACGGCGTCTCGAACACGTAGTCGCCGCCCCTCCAATCGAGCCGGTAGCCTGCCGGGATTGGCGCCAAGTGGCGCGTTACATTGGACGTTTCGATCATGCGAGAACCACCCTTTCACCCTTCATGAAGCACGCAGCGCAAACATGCACCGTCGTGCCGCCGCTCACCCTACCGTCTCGCAGCAGTGCACCAGTCGTCAGCGGCAGCACCTCGCGGGAGCCGCAGCGGGGACATTGGATCATGTTCGCGGGTCGGGGTAGCTTCTTGATACGGTCGATGACCCGCTGCTCCCGGGTATCGGGAGGCGGACTTCCGTCGATAACTGTGAAGCGGCTCATTCGGTCATTATAGGCCCGCTGCTTCGAACGCGGCAGCGTCACGCTTGCGCATTTCTTCGAGGGTAAGCGCTCGGCCCTTCTCGTTGTAGAACCTGTCGAGCGTCAAATTTCCGTCACGCATCAGCTTGCCGCGAGTCGGGCCGAGGATCTCGTCCTGTCGCCCTGCCGGCTGCTTCTTCAGCCACTCGGCATAGGTCGTCTCGGCGGGCACTTGCCCATCCATCGAGGCGCGCGTCTCGGGATTGAACTCACCGATATCTACGCCGCCAAGCTCGCCCCAGCTTTTCGTCAGCGGAACGCTCGTGCTGCGGCAGTTCCAGTGCAATGCGCCAGGGCCAGCCAGCCAAGGCACCTTGTGGCCGATCGGCTTGTGCTCATCAGGCGTGTACTTCAACCCATCGCGCAGCCGGCAGCCCTCGGACGTGCGGCTATCCAGCGTCGACGTCCAGACGACAGCCTTGATCAAATTGTTGTTCGCCTGCAGGAAGCGGTTACGCGTGAACGCGGCCGTGTGACTGATCGCCGTACGGACGACAGCCTCGGCGTGCCGGCGGTCGATCTCGATGATGCCGTCGCTGTAGCCCTTGGCCTTTGTGCCTCGGACGCGCTTGACGATCTCGCTGATCGGCTGGTTCTCGACATAGCCGATGCGCACGGCGTCACGGATGCGCGCCATGCGCCCTTCTTCGATGGTCGACGCCCACTCTTTCATCAGGCGCCCCTGGAACGGGCGTGCCATCGCAGCGGCGTAAACTTGCTCTGCCGAAACAGTAGCGATATCGACCTGTGCGACGATCTGCGCGGGGATCGTGGTCCGGAACAGCGAGTATTGATAGCCGGATTCGTATTCGGTCAGGTCAGCTAGCTCGGTGTGCAACTCATCGGAAACCGCCGCATACGCCTGCGTGTTCAGGTCGCGCACGCTAGCAAGCAACTGTTCCAGGCGCTTGACGTTGAACGACTCGGGCGGCATCTCCTCGAGCGCCGTCACCAGCTGGGCAAAGAGATCGGAATCCGTGCGATTCAGCAGCGAGATCATCTTGCGCACGACGCCGTTTGCGTACTGCTGCAGGTCGACTTGGTGGCTGATGTCCGCGTCGCGTAGATCCTCGTTGACGCTAGCCATTGGCAGCGGGGTCCGTCATAGTGCCAAGCGCCGGGCCTTGTGCGTCGATCCGCTCCTTCTCATCCTGCCAATCAATGTCAGGCGAGACGACGCCGCGGCGCTTCAGCTCGTTGAAGTACGTTTCGTCACTGACCTTGCCGGCGCTCGTCGAGTCCAGCAGGAGTTGTGTCGAAGCCTCGGCAAGCGATGCGGCGCCGAAGTCCTTGAACAATTCGATATGCCCACCATCCTGCTCGCCGACCCACATCGACATTATCGACAGCGCCTGGTCGAGCGCGTCTTCCAGGTTGTTCGCGATCCGGTGCAGCGCGCACATGCCAACAGCATTCTCGGTCGCCGTCTGCGTGGCGGTGATCTTCCCCGGGCGCAGGACCAGCAGTTCGGCGCCGGCCTGCCGCATGCGCTCTTCCAGTGCTTCGAGTTCGTCGGCGCCGGCTTCGATCGCCTTACCGCTGTGCTCGACCCACTTCATGTCGCCATTCAGCGGGATCTTGACCGCTGACGACGCACCGACCGTCATCTGGAATGTGTCATCTACCCCGATCACAGCCAGGATCGGCACGCGCGCTACATGCAGAATGGTTTGCTGATCGCTGGCGCACTGCCAGTGAGCCACGTTCAGGTTCGCCACCTCGATCAATGGCGGACGGCCAGTCATGAAGCCAGTACGCTGGCCATAGACCGGCACGAACGGGATGATGCTCAGGCTCGTGGTGCCGCTGTCATAGTGGACCCACTCCTTCTTTTCGTTCTGGCGCTGCAACTCCCAGCCGCCCGGCGTCAGGACGCGCACCTGCTCGACCGACTTGACGCCGTAGTCGCCGTCGGGCTCGTCGACGCATTCCATCAGGCGAAGCTGCGTCAGGCGCCACACGCCGTCCTTGTACTCGTCGCGCCAACCGAGGATTTGCCATGGATGGACCTGGATGCAGTACGGACGCACGCCGGCCGTCATCTCCGCTGCACGGGTGACGTACAACGGCTTGCCGTCCTTGCCCTGCGTCTTCGGGTAGTCGACCAGGATGCCACAGATGCCGTAGCCAAGCGCCGATTCCATGATATCCGCCGCAAACGCGTCGATGTTCCGGCCGCGCAGGTCAATATCTTCGGTCCACTTGGCGATATCCGCCGGCACATCGTCGCCCAGCGTAATCGGCTCGGCGAACGGCTTGCCGGTCAGCGTGTCGATCGTGCGCTTGTAGGCGGGGAACAGCACTGCAGAAGCCAGGCGGCACTTGTACGCCTCATCCTCTTCGTTCGGCCACTTCGGCAGATACTTCTTGCCAGCAGCACGCATCGCCCGGGTACCGCCGAGCAGCGCACGCGCCAATTCCCAATCCGGCTCCATCGCCGTGACGGAATCGGTTTTTGTGCTTACGTCGCTCATTGGGTCCTTTACATTCGCAGCGGGGTGACGCTTGCTATGCGTTTCGTGATCGGCCAGCGCTTCACAAGGAAGTAACCAACCGCATCTGGCGGGTGGTCATGCCCGGTCTTTTTATCCGGCTCACCATTCTTGTCGTACGCCTGCTGCTCAAACGCCTCGGTTAGAACCGGGCAGGCGTCCGTATTCACTTTCCAGCGTCGCTCACCAGCGTCATTCAGGATTAGTGCGTTCACCGCGTTCACGCGGTCCCGAACGGCCGGGTTCGTGTTATCCACGACGATCGTGAAGCCGGCCTGCCGCAGAATCGACAGATCGGATTCGCCGGCATTCTTGCTACTTGTGTTTTGTCCACTTGCGTCCGGGTAGATCGCGACTGCATGACCCTTGTCCTTGAATCGCTCCTTGAGCATGCGAGCCATCGTCGGCGTGTCGCGGACCTGCGTCAGCTCGTCCAGCGTAAGCGGCAGGTCGTCGCGGATCACGTTCACCGCGGCGGTCATATTCAAGACGTTGAAGTCGAGGCCTACGTGCACCGCTTCGCCGTCACGGATACGCTCGGGCGTGTGGTTCAGCATCCGGTCAAAGTTCGGGTAGACGCTGCCGCTTGCCAGGTTGCAGAACTGGCCGCGTATGTACGCCTCGATCAGCTGCGGCGGATAACTGCGGCGTAGCGAGGATATATAGTCGTCGGGGAGGTTCTTCGCGTTGTCGTACGTGCTGGCCTGTACCAGCCCATACAACGTCGCAAGCTCAGGCTTCTCGCGCAGCGCCTTGACGAACTGCTGGTAGACGAACTTGAAGCCCTCAGGCGTCGTCGTGACGTCGATCTGGTTGCGCAGGCCGTCGACCTTGTAGCGCATACGGGCGATGATCTTGCGCCAGGCGATCTCCGCCTTGACCGCTTTCATGACGTCGAGCTCGTCGATCAGCGCCTTGCCGATCTTGAAGCCGACAATGTCGCCCGGCTTCTCCATCGAGCGGCACAGCACCGTACTGCGGTAGCGTGACCCTGAATAAAGGTGGACTTCCTTGTTCGACTCGTGGATTTTGGTGGTGAGCCCCCATTCGTAGGCCACCTCGTCCATCGTCGGGTAGAAGATGTCGCGGATCTGCGCATAGGTCGGGGCGAAGTAGCCAGCGTTGACCTTGGGCCACTCCCAGGCATGCTGGGCGAGTGCGGAGGAGCCAACCCAGGTCTTGCCACTACCGAAGCCAGCAACGAATGCTCGGAACTTACGGTCAAGGGCAAGGAAGCGCGCCTGAGGCCTATTCAGCTTCGGGGCGACTTGCATCTTCGACCTGGACGATGATCTGGACCGGCAGCACCTCTTCGTCCTGCATGGCGGTCTTGACCATTTCCTTATTGGCACTCAGGAGGTTGATGGCGATGGTGCTCGACTCGTTCGCCAGTTTGGTCAGCGCAGAGATACCTTTAAGCGACTCGACCGATTGGGCATTTAACGGATCTGCGTCGTCAATCTTCGCCACCTGAGCATTTGCGATCCCTGACAAGCGGTGCGCGGTTGCCGCTCCAAAGCGTGCGGCACCAGCTAAATGCGCCGAGATCTCTTTTAGTTCATCCGCTAGCGATCGCGCACTTATTTGCGCACTTATCGGAAGTGCAGCAAAAGCCGTTTCCACTGCAACCAATTGATTTGCAACGGTTTTAATTTGTTTTGTCTGCGCACCAAAGCGCTTGCGAATCGCGGCCTCAGAGACGCCATACTCGCGAGCCAGCACTCGCCCTGGTTCACCCTTGAGGAGCCGCTCACCAATCTGCTGCCACTGCTTTTCCGTCAGCGCTGATTTGCGGCCCATGGCGTTCTACCTATCGTTGCGCGACTCTCCTGCGCGGAGTTACTTTGACGACCAGATATCAAACGCCTCGGCCAGCTTCGTCTGGTCTTCCTGCGACTTCGCCGCACCTGGCCTAAACGCGCCACTTAGCCACTTCAGCGGGTTTGGCGGAACGCTGGCGACGATATCGAGAAATGACATGCCAGCCTTGCCGTAGCCCTTGCGCCGAATCAAGCGCTGCGCCTCCTCGCAATCGGCCAGGTGTTGGCAGATCCGTTTCAACCGCGCCAGATCATCGACTTGCAGGCTGTTCGCCTTTGGCCCGTTCACCGCGCGCAGAATCACAGCCTGGTAGATGTCGGCGTTGTTCATCCCTGCCTCATGGCTTCGTAGTCGTGACCTTGAAGACAACCACACCCTTGGCCGCATCGAAGAACCAGTCGGCGCCGGTCATCGTCTGTCCGGCTGGAGCTGCGAAACCTTTTGCGTAGAACGCCATGACGTCGCTTGCCTTGACTTCCTGGTACGTGGTCGTGACGACAGGCGCCGGGGCTGGCATGGGTGCCGGATCCGGAACTGGTGTAGGCGCTGGGGTTGGAGCTGGCGCGGGCGTAGGCGCTGGAACGGGAGTGGGAACGGGAGTCGGAGCAGGCGCGGGCGTCGGAACGGTCGCGGCCTCCGTCACCAGCCGCGGCACGATCGCGAACTGGGGCGAACTGCTGTAATTCGGCTTGGTCGGTCGAGCGGCGAACATGCCCCACGCCTTAAGCCCATCCGCGTATCCAGAATCAACTGCTGCCGCCAACGCTGGCTGATAATTGGCCGGGTATCCCTCGGTCGAATCTGGATAGCCGTCCAGATCACCAGGGAGGCACTTGGACGACATCAAGGCCAGCCGCTCGGGAGAATTGCAAGCCGCCGCCTTCTGTGCCGCAGGAAGCGTGAAATCCATACATTCAGCCAAAGTGGCGAAGTATGGAAGAGTCTTGTCTTTGCGCACACCGAGCGAATAGATCGCTGCATTCTGGATGCACGTCCCCGGGGCAAGTAGGCGCCCGATCTGGAATTTCGCCTTCCACTTCAGCAGACTTTTTGCGGACTCATAGCCCAGGAGCTCTACACCGTGGCCAATTGCTTGAGTGAAGAAGTCATCCTGCCATGGCGCAGTGCCGTTACTGGCGCCGCCATTGAGGTTATATACGATGGAATAACCGTTGGTGACAATACCTAGCTGGTTGTAATAGCCGGCTTCCGTCGCAACAGCACTTGGCCCATTAGTGTAAGTGGCGTTGTACCACGCCATATTACATTCGTACCAGTAGATGAAGCTCTGCTTGGTCGGATGATCGTCCGGCGTGATCGCGGCAGCCTGCGCCAGCGTGCGAAGACTCCAACCTTGCCCGCGAAGCTGGTCCGGCGAGACGAGCGCCTTATCAAACTTCCTGTAATAGCAGTTGTCCAGGTAGCTATTAAAAGACACCCAGAAATGCAGTTCTTCCAAATAGAAGAAGTCACCAGTCAACAAGTAAGGCAGATAGGCGAATGCCGGCTGGTGAGATGAATCTGCATCATTGTCCTTGGCCATTGTCAGGCTTGGAAGATGCTCCTGCCTCCCGGTGTTCGGGTTCGACGAGTCGCCCGGCGTGCCGAGTACGGTGGCATAGGGGAAGTTGATGACACTCAGCGGCAGCCCGCGCCCCGGGCCATTGCTATCGTCTCGACGGTGAGTGGGCCAACTACCAGCGACGTCAGCGGAAGCCAGCATCAGATCCTTGGCGCGCTTGTCCATGGACAGCAAAGCAGCAACGTAGGAATCTGGCATCAGGCCAATGTCTGGGCGACCACCGGTGGTACCCATGTAAGGCTGGAAGCGCCCATACTTCATAGGGGCGAATTTCTCTGGCGTCATGGCGGCGGCGTACTTCGCCAGTATCCCCTCATCGATCTTAACGCTCTGGTCGTAGTTCGGAACGGCGCGCGAGGCGATCAGGTACGCGGTGTCGTGCTTGATGTGCAGGGCTGGGGCGGCGCCGTACCAGAACGATTTCTTCCAACGGGCACAAGGCTTATGGGTAAGCCCAGCCTGGCTGTAGACGGCCGCACCATTCGCCGACAGCGTGACGTCGTAGGTGATGTCAGCGGTCGACGCGTACGCCTTGCAGTGCTCGACCACAGCATCGACGCGGACGCCGCCAGAGCTGTAGGCGCGAACGGAGAACTGTGCGGTCAGTGTCGGATGCGCGGTGCCATCAGCGGCGACGAACGGCACATTGAGCACGTAATCGTTCACAGACTGACCGCTAATCCAGATCGCTGCGGAGTCGGCCTGCTTCGGTGCGGCAGTGTAAGCTACGCCGGCGATCGTCACCACAGCTGACGGGAGCGATTGCGGCAGTGGGACGCCGAGCGCGACCATTGCAGGCTGCGACACGCGCTTCAGACCCATCACCACCGACGCGCCGGCAGGCAAGCTAGGCAACACGCCGCTGATGATCGCATGGCGCACCGAGCCGTCGTCGTGCGTTGCCTTGACGTTCACCTGGAGCGGCAGATCCGGTTTGCCTGCGATCGCACCAACCAGGGCGCAATCTGGTCCCAGGTCGCCGCGCTTGAACGCATGGCCAAACGTGAACGGCACGTTGCTCTGGTCTGCTGCCGAAGTGCTTTGCAGCGTCACATTGGTGACGCTGCCGGCCACCGGGACTGCCGGTGCAGTGAAGGTGGGAGCCTTGTACGGCTCGAACACCTTGACTGGCGTTCCAACGGGCATCGTGCCTTTGGCGTAGGTCGGGACCGGCAGTTCTTTCGGGAACGGCATGGATGCCTCAATCGTGTTGAGGCTAGCCGCGCTGCTTCGTGCGGCAAACCTCGAATAAAAAAGCCGCCTGTGCATTGCTGCGACAGGCGGAAAGTCCAAGCCTTGGTAGGCAGGGAGGAGACGCTGAATGGTGGGTGAGGAAGGAATTGAACCTCCACCGCCTCGTGAGCACTACGGATTTACAGTCCGCGCCGACTTAACCAATATTCGGCTCTCACCCATGAACCACACGACTGCTGACTGAAACAGCCTGCCTGTTGCTATCTCGCTGTTCGAGCCCGTTAGCAGAACGGGATCAATCAGCATGCGTGTAGCGCCTGGGCTTTCACCAGGCTCTCGCTTATCCCGAAGTTACGCGCTATTTCTTGCTGCTTTCGGCACGATCTTCACTGCATATTTTGTGCCTTGGAAGTCGAACCGGCCACCATTCGCCAGCGGGATACGAGCGCCGCTGCGTAGGATTTGCGCCGCAAGTTTCGACTTCATGGCTTTCATGTGCTCGACCCAAAATGAAAAACCCGCAGCCTTTCGGGAGCGGGTTTTGTGACGCTAGAGCGCAGTTGCGACATCTAACGCATATATCCTAATTGAAATATCTCTTTGTCGCAACATTTTTCTTGAGCTTTGGCATCAAAATCTCTTCGGCGCTCGCCAATGCATCAGGAAGCGAGATTTGGGGATAAATCCATACGTCACAGACCCCGAAAGCGCGCCTGACAGCCCATCGCTCATGTTTTCCAAGATCGCATACCATTACGCTCACTGCTTCGCCGATAGCCATGAACTCCTTGGTATCCTGATCCGCTACGCTGCCTCCCGTACTGTGTTCGCAGTCCTTCAGGCGCATCCACGCTGACCATGTCTTCATGACGACGACGAAAGGAGAATCAGCTTGCGGAGCTTCTTCGAGGATTGCTTGGTCGGGTTCGTTCACGACGCCTCCTTGGCGTTAGTTGCAATGCGCGGCCAGAAGTCCGCGAGACACGCCATCTCGTCCGGCAATAACAGCGCCCGCGTCTGTCCGTCGCGCTGCAATTCGACCGCGCCATCGGACCACAGGCCGCAGCGGATCACGGGGCCGGCGCCGGAGCTGAGCGACAGCACCTCCTTCACGTGCTCCGGTCGCTCGTTCACCATGTCAGCGAAGGCGGCGAAATCGAGCTTGGCCGGTTCTTTGGTGCGAGCCATGCGCGGCGACGAGATCGGAACGACGTTGTCAGCCTGGGGCTGCACGAATTGCGGAATGGCCAGCGCTGGCTTCGGCTCCTCGACCGCCGTGCCAGCACCGATCGTCCAGTGCTTGCCGTCCTTGATCAGCCGGCCGTCTGCCAATGCGTCGGCGAGATGGTGCGACACGAGCGCATCCGGCGGCAGTTCGAGCAGGACGTGCAACTCGGACGTCGTCACCTCGCGGTTCTTCTTGGTGCGCACCCTGACGAACTCGATTGCGCGCTCGATGCTCGGCAGACCGACCGGCGTGTCGCGCTCGACGTTCAGCCGCATCTCGATTCGCTTGTAGGCGTCAGATGCCTTGAACTTGTCGCTCAGGTGGTAGAGCGTGAGGCCGTCTTCGCGAGTCAAGGCCACCACGTCGCCCACCGCCAGCAGCGCGGCAATCGAAGCGTGCGTCTCGTGCTCGTCGACGAAGACACCGTCGTAGATGTGCTCCTCGCGGCAATCTGGCGTTGCTGCGATGATTTCTAGGATTTGCTGGCCGATCATGATTTGTCCCTCCGATGTTGTTCTACTGCCGTCACCGCCACCGCAAGTGCCGCCCATGCGTGGCTAGATACCCCGAAAAGCGGCCCGGGTTTTGATTTGATGCCGACTTGCGGTGTTGCTCCGCCACCTGTACGTGGGAATTTATCGAGCAGTGCTTGGCGAACGTTTGGATCCTTGGCCTTCGTGGTGCCGCACAGGTGCAGCTTTATGTCTTTCCGGTAGACCAACTCGACAGCCTCGGGCTTGTGCCACGCCTGCTGGAAGCGGCCGATCCAGACGCAAGTTTCAAAGATCTCGCGGCCTACGGCCATGCCATAACTGGCGATCATCTCCACAGCAAGCCGCTGCGCCGGCCACTGCTGCACGCGCACCAGCATGTCGGCATTCGGCAGCACACCGGATTCGCGTACGCGGTCGCCGTCATAGATGCAGTAGCCGGACTGCTCAGTGCCGGGGTCGATTGCAAGGATCATTCGGACACTCCTTCAAGGCGGCACTTCTCGACAAACCGGCGCCGTGAATCGGCGGTGGCGCGATCCTTGTCCTTGTCGAACAGGAAGCATGACTCGTTCCAGGCGACGTAGCGAACAGGCGAAGTCTCGTCGTTGTCGTAGCCGTGGCAGCGGCCCATGCCGAGGGCGGCGTATTGCGGCTCTGCTTCCTTCCTGGTGAAGCCGGTGCAGTAGCCACAGATTTGGTCGGGGTCGCAGCGCATTAGGCCGCCCTCCCGACGATCTGCTGCTCGTGCGCGAAATTGGCGCGGATGAGCGCTTCCGAAAGTGGCGGGCAGACGCTGTTGCCGCACATGCGCACCTGGGCCGATTTGGTCAGCGGGATGCGCGGCAGTGCGAGCGGATCGCCCTCCACCTGGTGGCCGTCGACGAATAGGCGGGCTGGGTCAGGGATCTCGTCGATGACGTAATCCGACGGGAAGCCCTGGGCGCGATACAACTCGTGCGGCGCGAGCATCCGCAGTCCGATGTCGACGATCTCGTAGTCCTGCCCCTGGATCGTCACCAGTCCGAAGCGGTCGCGGCTCGTGATGGTGGCGAGCGGCGAGGTGGGAGCCTGATCCTGATCGGTGCCGTAGTAGGCCAGCAAGAACGACCGGACCTCGGCGTGATGCTGGCCGCCGGCGCTGATCGTATGCAGCGGCTCGTCGACGCTGGCCGCGGTGCTTGTGCCACGCAGCTTCACCAAGCTGCTTGCGACCAGGGCAGACTTGCCGCCACCCCCGGCCGTGACGGTCCCGAGTGGCGCGTCGGCAGCGTGGCCGATGCTCTTGCCCATGTCTCGCTGGATGTGCGCGGTGACGATTCCCAGCGCATGCGGCGCGCCAGCCGGGTTTTCCTTCGGGCCTGCGGTGATTGTCGGCAGCGGCTCGGAAAGATCGGATCCGGTTGAGCCGGTGCGGAACTTGGTAACGTGCGCTGTCACCAGGCTGTGGTGGTCCGTACTAGTGACGGTTCCAATCGGGTTTTCCAGGTCGGAACCAACAACGCCGGTGTAGTGCTTGGCCAGAAACGCGACGGCCGCCGCTGTATCACCCTTCGCTGTAATCGTCGCCGTCGGCTCATCGACACCACGGGGGCGGCTGTCGCCGGCGCGGCCACCGACACCAACTAGTGCGGCCGACACCATGCTGAAGTGCCCGCCCTTCACCTGAGCGCAGATGGTCCGCAGCGGCTCGTCGGCCGACATGACACGCTGATTGCTTGCATTGGCATGCTCGTTGAGGAATGCCGTCACCAGTGCAGCCTTAGCCGAACCCGCAACCACCGTGCCGAGCGGCTTTTCGATGTCGAGCGCGCGCGGCGCCTGCCCTTCCCGCTCACCATACCCAACTTGAACCATCGTGGCCGTCGCCAGGGCCTTCTCTCCGCGCTGGGCGCCAGTGATGGTCCGGAGAGGCTCGTGCACCGACTCGCTTCGGTCGCCGCCCTGGTGCGTCACCGGGACGATGCTCGGCACGACTACGGCGCGGTGGTTCTCCGTGGTCAGCGTGCCGAAAGGTTGGTTGGCCGGAACCGGCTTACCGGAGTAGACCGGCCCGCCGGCGCCGACGATGAACGGCTGCTTGGCGTCGACAACATAGCGCATGATTCCCTTGGCGATGCGGCGCAGCGTGGCATCGGCCAGCGGGCGCTTGCGGCCGAAGATGCTAGGGCATGGCAGCGACCAGTCGATGCACTCCGCCGCGGTGCGGTGCGGCTGCAGCTTGCCGGCGCGGACGCCGGGCGAATCCGGAGCGCCGTGCGTAGCTTCCGGCCAGGTGATCGGCAGGCCGTCGCGACGCGCCACCAAGAAGAAGCGCTTGCGGATCGTCGGCGTAGCGTGGTCACTCGCGCGCAGTTCGCGGTGGTCGACCTTGTAGCCGTGCCCCTCCAGCTGGCGGACGAAGCTTTCGAACGTCTTGCCGCGCTTGGCCGGATCTGGCTTCCAGTCACCGTTCCCATCCTGCATCAGCGGGCCCCACGTTTTGAACTCCTCCACGTTCTCTAGCATGATCACCCGCGGCTTGCACTTCGCCGCCCAGCGCAGTGTCACCCAGGCGAGGCCGCGGATCTTCTTCTCGACGGGCTTGCCACCCTTGGCCTTGCTGAAGTGCTTGCAGTCGGGCGACAGCCACACCAGGGCGACCGGCTGATTGTTCGTGACCTTGATCGGGTCGATGTCCCATACGCTCTCGCACAGGTGCTTCGTGTGCGGGTGGTTAATGGCGTGCATTGCCAGGGCTTCGGGGTCGTGGTTGATCGCGATGTCGACCGGGCGCCCGAACGCGGCTTCAAGGCCGGTGCTAGTTCCGCCTCCGCCGGCGAAATTGTCGATGATCAGTTCGTGGCCGAGGTCGAGCTGCTGAGTAAAGGCGTCGCGCTTCATGCTTTTTCCATTCGGAAGTACGGGTGGAAGTGCGCGCAAGGCGGCGAGGTGGTCATGACGGTAAACAGCGCACCAAACCACGGCTGCGGCTTTACCCTCGGCGTCGCCGTCATCGGACGTTCCGGCACTTCCCACTGCCATTTCTTCATCGTGGTTGCGTTGGCGCGCTGGATTTCGCCACGCTTGCTCAGGCGCTGCGTGACGCGTTGCACTGCGCGCTGGTTCGCCTCCAGGCGGTCCGCGATCTGCTCATTCGTGCAGCCGGGCATCCGCTTGAGCAAGTCGACAATCTGGATTTCCAATGGCGGATCGTAGGTGCGGCGGTCCCGCTGGCGTTGCTCATGCGGCACGGCAGCGCGCATACGCTGGTGGCGCTCGCGGGATTTCGTCAGGTGGCGCTCGTATTTCACCGGATCGGCCTGCACTCTTGCGTAGCGCTCCTGATTGGTTTGGCGCGTCATCGGTGCGTCAGGCTCGCTTCCGAGGCTGTACAGCGGCCGGCGAGTACCGTTGACGATGTCGTAGCCGGCAATGCGGGCACGGCGGTTTGGCTCGGCGCGCAGGTAGCGCAGGTATTCCGTGACCAGCGACCGGTCGCAGTGGATCTTGGCGGCCAAGGTGCTTGACGGCAGGGTCTGCCCATCCAGTGCTGCGATGAGCCGGTCGATACGGCGCTTGGCGCGCTCCGACTGGAACGTGCAGTTTCGGATCGTGCTGTGCTTCTTGGTGCTCATGGCCCCACTCCCAGCATGGCCTTGACGCGACTCATCAGAGGCTGACCGCCATCGCGCGGCGGCATCGTCCACATGGTGTGGTACTCGTGCACCGTACGCCAGTGCGGGAACACATCGCACGGCAGATTGCGCCAGCTGATACCGTTCTGCTCGCGGTAGAGGATCGCGTTGAACACGTCGTAGAGGTCGTGGATGCGCGGCCGCGTCTGCTTGCGGTTGGCCTCCAGCACGGCGCGGACAGGTTCGAATTGCTCGCGGGTGATCGGGTAGAGGGTGTGGTTTTTGGTGCTCATGCCAGCACCTCCCATTCGTCATCATCAACGCCGGGATTGCGCCATCCGTTGATCTTTCCGTCTGTATCGATCTCGAGGATGATGTAGTCGCCGTAGCCGTTGGTGCATGGGCAAAGGAAGTCGTCCGGCACGTAGTAGTCGCGCCATTTGGCGATGCGCTTGCCATCTTGGTCTTGGAGCCAATACAGGCCGGCGTCGCAGACTTTGTAGTGCACGCTTGCAGTCGTGCCAGCTGGCCAGTCCTTGATCGCACCAGTGCGCAGGTCGATGACCGGCTCCCAAGTGTCGCCGAGGCGCAGTGGAATCTTGCCGTCGGTGTCCTCGGCGCCGTTGACCGTAGCGTCCTCCCAATAGCGCACGCCGGCGCTGACTTCAATGAATGCTGCGTTATCCATCGCCCCTCCTGTGTTTTGGTTGTTCATGCCGATCGTTCTGCTTACAGATAGCTAGATAGCTTGTTGCTGGGTTTGCGCCTGTCGTCCGGCTGTCGCTGAACCCACCTGGCGCAATTCTCGAATCGTGTGTATTCGCCCAGGTAGGTCAAGGCAATGGTTCCAGGCTCGCCCTGGCGCACCTTCGGGAAGTTCACTTCGCACAGACCCTTGTCTGGCGAGTCGGGGTTGTACCGCTCGTCCCGGTACGGGAACATGATCACGTCGGCGTCTTGCTCGATCGCTCCGGAGTCGCGCAGGTCCGACATCAACGGGCGCTTGTTAGGGCGCTCCTCGACCTTCCGGTTCAGCTGCGATAGCAGGAAGATGCCGATCTCCAGCTCCATCGCCAGCGACTTCAGGCCGCGTGTGATGCCCTCGATCTGCGTATTGCGGTTGTCGCCCTCGCCTTCCATGAGTTGCAGGTAGTCGATCATCAGGATGTCGAGGCCGCGCTTACGCTTGATGCCCTTGGCCTTCATGCGAACGTCCAACAGTCGCATTCCACCCTGGTGGTGCAGGTACAACTTCAACTCGTTGATGCGAATGGTTGCGTGCGTCAGGTTCGCCCAATCGCGATCATCCATAAGCTGGGGCTCCATGACGCGATCCAGAGGAATGCGACCGATCGAAGCGAGATTTCGGTCATGCAGTTCGGAACGCCGCATCTCCATCGACAGGAACAGCACCGAGTAGTCGATTGCCATATTGGTTGCGATATTCATCGCCAAGGCAGTTTTGCCCATCGACGGGCGGCCCGCCAGGACGATCAGGTTCCCACCCCTGACGCCGCCATTGAGCTTCTTGTCGATGTCGACATAGCCGGTGGCCATGGCCTTCGTGCCGCCCTCGTATCGGCTCTCGATTTCTGTCATGTGAGCCACCATGTCATCGCCGGCACGCACTGGTTCATCTGACACGCGAGACTCGGCCAGCTTCTCCAGGCGAGATCCAGCAGAGTCGAGGAGTTGAACCGCGTCCGCAGGCGAGTTAGCAGCCTCCTCCGCGACATCCTTCCCGAGCGAAATCAGTCCACGCTTGACGGCCTTGTCACGCACGATTGCGGCGTAACGGCCGATGTTGGCTGACGACGGCGTGTTCTGCGCCATCGAGTTCAGGTATTGCATTCCCTCGGCCACCTTGCCGTGCAGCGCATCGGCCAGCGAAATGACGTCGCAGGAGCGGCCGGTGCTTAGGTGCTTGATCAGCTCTTCGAAGATGACCTGGTGGTCGCCGAGGTAGAAGTGCTCGGCGCGCAGGTCGCCCATGCGGTCGATGGCGTCGTTGTCGCGCAGGAGGGCGCCGATTACGCTTTGCTCAGCTTCGATGCTGTGCGGCGGAGGTTTGATGTCGCTCATGCTGCCTCCCCGAAAATACCGAGTTGATTCTGCTTGAGCGGCTCTGGCGCGAAGAGTTGGCCCTGTGCGACAGCCTGCTCGATGCGCTTACAGGCGATCTCGAAATAACGCTCGTCACGCTCGATGCCGATAAACTTGCGCCCGAGCTGAACGGCGGCAACTCCGGTAGTTCCGCTCCCCATGTAGGGGTCTAGAATACTTTCCGCTTGCGGCAGCATGTTCACGCACCACTGCATCAGCGAAATGGGCTTCTGAGTAGGATGCTGTTTATCGGGAGTGCCGCGCGTTGCGCTTTCGCGGAAGATGCCCGCCGGGCGATTAATGTTCGTCCAGGCCAGCTCGACCTGGGAGAAATTAGCCCACGGTTGCTCCTTGTCCCAAACGAGAATGCCACGCGCTGGCGGCAGGTCGAAGTAGTTGCCGCCCCAGATAATTTGGCACCTCGACATTTCCCTCATGGTCGCCAGGGTCTCGGCAGGCGGTGCGACATCCCAGTCGACCGTGGAGGTATTGAGGATGCGATTCTTCAGCGTCCCCGAACCTTGCTGACGCGGGGACTTTCGGATAGCGGTGGTCGAGCCTTCTCCAGCAAGATTCAAAATTCCATATGGCGGGTCGGTAATCACGGCATCAACCTTGCCAACCTTTGGCAGAATTTCAGCGCAATCGCCCAAGTACAGCGTTGCGTCGCCAATCGTCACCACTCGCTGACTCATGCTGCCTCCGCTACGGTTTGGGCCTGCTTGCCCTGTGTGGTCAGGAAATACTCGCCGTCGGCGTTGGCCGCCCACAGCTTCAGGTAGTTGTTCTCGACGTAGTTGCGGAACGTCTTGCGCCAGTCCTTCTGCAGGTTCGCCTCCTTGACGCCTCCAGCTCCGAAGCGCCGGCAGAACTCGACCCAAGCCAGAGCGACAAAATCGTCCGGCAGCCTGGCGTTACGGGTGTAGTTCCACAGCGGCTCGTAGTCCCGCATCGGCCGGATGTCGTTGGCCTTGCAGTCGGCAAGGAATGTCTTCAGCGCTATGCCGGGCGTCTTGGGCTTGCCTTCGGGCTTGGCGACCACGGTAAGCCCCCCGGCGGGGGGTTTGGGGGGTTCTTTTACTTCTTCTCTACTCTTATCTTTATCTAGCGTTTGTTTGCGTTCGCTTGCGTTCGCTTGCGTTTGATCAGCGTTTTCTTGAGCCTGTTTCTCTGCTTTTTTCGCCTCACGCCATGCTTTTGCACGTTCAGCGGCACCATCCTCACGCTCCGGCTGCCGCTTGCTCCATCCGCTAATGAGGTCACCATCCAAGACGCGACCCTGCATCGCGGCCAAGATCGCATCGACTTGTTCGGTATCGATGTCGAGTGCGCTAGCTATGTCTTCGCCCGATACGTTTTGAGTTCTTCCGCGTTCGCTTGCGTTCGAAGCGTTCACGAGAAGATGTACGTACACGGCCATCACGTTTCCGATGCTTTGCTTCGAGACGCGCGCGATGGTGCGCCATTTCGGATCGTTCGGCAGGTCATGCCACAGCCGCAGCCACTGATTCGCCACGTCAGCTCTCCTCGTCGCGAACGATCATGTCTACCTCGCGTACGATGGCCTCGCGGCGGTCGACGACCTGCGCTTCGTTCAGGCGATCGCGCTCACGCTTTGCAGTCGTCTCGCTCGTAGCACAGCCTGCCAACGTGAACACTTGCGGGGCGCCCGGCGTCGGGTAGCCGACGAGGTAATGACCGCTTTCGGTCGGCCCTTTGACTTCGTAGTTCAGCATGGCTTGCCCTCGGCGCTTTTCAGCAGATCCAGCTGACGTGGATCGCTCGTGTCGATGACGTAGATGACGGAACCGCCAGCCGGCCACGGATCATCGCAATCGACCCCGCCATCGGCGACAGCAAGCACAGCAGCCCTGTTGCAAACGGCGAAGCGCTGGCCGAGGAACAGGCAACCCTGGCAGTCAGCGAAAACGGGCGCCTTGACTGTCTTAAAGCGGATTGCAGCGGGGTCGATCGGTTCTTCCGTATCGCCTTCCCACTTTGGGCTGAGGATGTTCGTGGTGGTCATGCCAGTAGCCCCTTGGCGCGCAGGATCGCGTGGGTGCGTTCACGTGCATAGGCAAAGATCTGCAGGAGGTCGTCCATCGTCATGCCGTCAGGGCGCTTAGCGCGGCCGTCGAGGACATCGTGGCAGGAGCTGCAGGCGATACAGGCTTCGGTATCGGGAGCCTTCAGGCCCATGCCCTTGCCGTCTGCGAGCTGATTGGAATGACAGAGAACGGTGGTAGCAGGATCGCCGTTGCAGACGCCGAGGATTTGCATCTGGCAGTCCTGGCCGCGTGCGGCGCGGCGGATCGGCGTCATCCTCGGACCACTAGACTTGAGGCTCGAGACTTTCTTCGTAACTTGTTCCTTGGTGCGGCGCAGGAAGCCAGTGCGCGTCAAGGGAGTTTTCTGTTGCAGCGGGGTCGAACGCTTCATCAGCGTCGAACGGGAGAGTCGCAGGAAGGTCATGGCATCACCATTGCAGCGCCGAACAGGTACACCATCGCATCCCACTGCGCTGGAATGACGTGCTTCACATGCGGCGCCGGACGCTCGTCGGCCACCACCTCGTAGCCGCGGCGAGTTTCGTTGATGCCAGGGCGCGAAGGCAGCGGGATGGCGCGGATTACGTCTTTGCGCTGCAGCTGCGCGACGGTGTTGGCGATGACGGTGCGCGGTAGGTTGACGATCCGTACCAGTTCGAAGATCGTCACGCCGGGCTTTTGCTGGATGACCTTGAGGATCTTGGTGCGATCCGAGGCCGAACGTTCGCTGGAACTCATGATTCTCTCCGTAGCAGTGCGTCTACCGCGTCGTCAAACTTCATCTTCGCGCTGTGATGCGCTTTCTTGGCCAGGCTGAGAGATTTTCCAGTGATGCCGACAGTGGTTTTCTCGGCTTTCCGGAGCTTTACAGCCCAATACAGCACCGCGTCGTTCAGTTCTTGTAAGGTCTTCGGCGGCTTCTCCATAAATCCTCTCGTGGCATTGAAGGCCCTGTCTCTATGGGCCTTCCTTGATATTTACTTCGTATTTGCGTGCCAGCGCGTTGCTTACTTCATCCAGCCGAGTCAGTTGGTGTCATCAAATCCGTGGGCGAACCGGAGTGGTGCCGAAATTCCACCGAGAGTTGGCGACCGGCAGGGCCCAATTTCGGCCGGAATTCGTCCCACTATCTTGGGTAGGAGTTCCGTTAAACTGGCGTTGTCGTATCAAGTCCAAAGCCAAATCACGGAGGAGCCGGCTATGTTTTATCTTGCTAGCTGCGCAGAGTTCCTTCAGCTCCTTGAACTCGGCGCTGTCGAAGTACACCTTCACTTCGTTGTCTCTCGGGTCTTTCATCACTTCTCCTATGAACCGTGTTGCAGGATGTTGGTGACTGGACTGCTTTACTGCGCATCCCATGAGCCGTGTTGCGGGATGTGGACTGCTACTGCTGGTGCTGCTAATTTTTTACTACCACCCTGCGGCGCTTGGCGCCCCGAGGTTTGTTGGAACGTACGAATTCCCAATCGACTTTGCTATTCAGGTCTTCGCAGCGCTCGCCAGTCAGCTTCTCGATGAGCGGGCAGTATTCAGCTGGCACGCCGTTCACACGCCACTGCTGGACGACCTGGTAGTGAACGCCCAAAGCATCAGAAAACGCCTTCAAAGTCTGGTATTGAGCAATTGCGCGGGACAGCGCTTGGTGAAATGAGGTATCCATGAACCCTATTCTACTAGAAAAACTAGCAGACACAAGAAAATTCTGTGTATCCGGTACTAGTCCTTCTTGGCATAGTTGCGGAATGAGCATCCATCAACGAATCAAGCAGAAGCGCATCGAGCGCGGCTACCAAAGCCAGGAGGCCCTAGCGAAGGCCGTGGGCGTGGTTTGGCAGACTGTTCAGCAGTGGGAGAATGAGGACGGCACGGCGCCGAACCGCAACCGGATCAAGAAGGTTGCGGAAGTGTTGGGTACAACGCCTGAATGGCTAATGACCGGCGCCGGCGAGGATGCTCCGCCTAGCAGCAGTGAAAGCCGTGGCGAGCGCCAGGCTTCAAACTTGCAATGGGTATCGGAAGACGAAGCGGCCTTACTTAGTGAGTACCGCAGGAAGACCGAGAGCGGGAAGAACTCGCTCCTGGTGATGGCGAGAGCGCTTCCCAGTGCGGACAATGCGGCCATCGCTGACCACAAGACTAAGTAATGCAGGACGTGCGAGTGATACCTTTGCGGGTTTCGGGAACGCAGCCGCCATTGCTTCGATGACGGCCACAACCTCGGCGCGCTTTTGTGGATTGATCTCGCGGAGCGCAGCGAGAACTCGATGTTCGGTCGACTCTTCGTTATGGTTCGTCATCGAGGCACTCTAGTGGTGGTTGGAAACAAGAGCAACGCCAAGGTAGTACGAAGGCTTTAGCGAGTAATCCAAGTCGTCCCCTGTACCGCAGCTCGCCAGCATCCAACTACCATAAATTCATTATCACACGCTCGCAAGCAATACTTTCTCACGAATAAGCACTAAACAACAGCCTTCATTATGAAGGCACATTACTGTATTTTTCTAGCAACATGGAAAAATTGGGGGCATGAGCACACCTCCAATTCAACAGCCAAAACAGAAGAATCACATCAAGACCGCGCTTCGCCTACCGACAGCCCTACACCAGGAACTGACGGCAGCTGCGGAGCGGAACGGTCATTCACTTAACGCAGAGATGCTTTCACGCTTGAGCGCGTCTCCGCTGGACGATATCAAGCAGCAAAACGAAGAACTGAAAATGATGGTGCGCCAGGTGTTGGGGCACCTTCGAGGCTAGGGTAATTGCTGGTGGTCACGATTACAGTTCCATTTGATTCTATTCCAAAAGTAATAACAGTTGCGTGCTGATTGTTTCGATCTGTAACTACAGATACATGCGCACCATAAATACTGTTTATTTATACAGTAGTGTACATGGTTACGATTGGCTGATCCACTAGATTTTGTTGCCTAAAGCGCTAAATTTTGCTGGTGTCGGTTCGAATCCAGGAGGTGAGAATGCTGTTGATAGGTAGTCGATATCCACGAATGGAAGTCGTGCCAGCCCGTCTTGCGTGCGTTTCGGTTATCGCCTTCACCCTCGTTTCTGCCGGCTGCTACCGCCGTGAAGCCAGCTCCGATACGGATAAACGCGCCTGCGCCGAGATCATCCAGCGCGCTGTCGCGGCCTCTCGCTCTAGAGACGAAGCACAAGAGCTAGTGCGCGCCGATCCGCAGGCCCGCAGGGTATGCGCCGGGCTTGAGATGAACGGCGTTCCGGTTATTCCCTAACCCGTCCTCCGCGCCAGGCACCGCCAGGCCGCTCCAAACCGTCCCGCCAAGTGCGGGATTTTTTCCGTCTGTACCAAACAACAGACTTCTTGATCTGCTTAAAACAACACTCGAAAAAATTTACTAGTTTTTCTTGTTCTACTAGTTTTTCTAGCGTATAGTGAATTCATCGACGACGCACCAACACAGGAAGGGCTAGCACGGCGATGAAAACGATCCTCACATACACCGCCCTGCTCCTCCTTGGCTTTGTCCTCGTGACGGTTCAAAGCCTGGTGCTGGTCGGTGTAGCAAGCAACGTCGTACACATGGTTTCCAAGTCGCTTAACGGTAACTAACGGGAGTCGATTGTGCCTACTAAAGAGCAAGTTCGTCAGTGGATGCAGCAGCGCCAGGTGGAGAAAACGCCACCGCAGACGCCGGAGCAAATTCGCCAAGCCTTGGGCTGGCATCTGATCACCGGCAAGAACGCCGAGTGCGCTCGCTGAGGAGACTGCCATGTTGATCGGGACAAAGCTGCTGCAGAAGGGTTTCTCCTACCACGGTCAGTCGTACGACGTGTACGGCCTGCCGGCGACTGAGGACGACGAATGCCTGGTTGACGAAATCTGCCTCCCCGGAACCCGCGTCAACGTGATGTACCTACTGACCCAATACGACATCGAGATGGTCGCGTACTGGGTCGGCGTCCACCGCCAAATGGATCGCCTCGTCGAACTGCGCGAAGCACATGCCGAACGCGTCATTTACGACCGCGAGGAAGCGAAGCTCGATCACCAATGGAGGTCGTTTTGAACGCCCCACTCAAAGGCGATCAGGCGATGCGCCTGGTGATCGACGAAATGCGGATGGGCAAGCACCCTGCCCCGTCGTGGGAAATCGAAAAACAGTGGTGGGTGATCCGCACAATCGAAACATTTATGGCGCCTAGCCGGGCATTGGTGGTCGAGGCGTTGGCAGAACACAAGGCGTTGAAGAACGACGCGCCAACGGTTCCGCATCAGAGGTTAGCAGTGGCAGGAGCAAGTGCAGGTGTTGTGGCAGGCGGTTGAGCATTCGACCCAAGCCAGTAGTGGGGACATAACACCGGCAGGCATGCGCGTTAGGGAAGTCCAATTCTCCCTCGACTCCAAACGAGGTTTTTAGGACGCGTGGCATGCCGATTTACCTGCAAGGCAGGCGTTACAAGAGAGTCGGTTGTGCTGCATGCGCTCATTCCGTGAGGCGTATGCAGCGGCTGTCACGGAGCGTACAGGGAAACCTGGGTAGCCGATTCTCTTGTAATCGATACAGCGCAGTCCACCGAATAAGGAGAGGAGAACATGAATGTGACACATACCCAGCAGCGCGAGTCGATGAACCACGCGATCAACACGCTCGACACGCTGATCTTCGCCATGAGAAGCATCGCCCGGCATATCGAGATCGCCGCCATCGGAGACGACCACGACAAGGCGCTGGCGTTGGTCGATATCGAATTCGAAGTGTGGAATGCGCTGGCAGCAGTGGGTGAGTCACCGTAATCCGAGTTCCGCGATAGCCCCAGGCGGTCAACGAGGGCTCAACTTAGATAAGGAGATAGGGCATGCGAAGTTACCGAAAATCCCATAGTGCATACGTGGACTGATACCTGGTCGGCGCCGGCCCGCAACCACTCGGTGGCGCGGGTAACGCGATGACTCAGGTGAGCATCGCCAAGCAGGGGAAGTGCCTACACCAACCGTAACACCGAAGCGGCGCGTCTCGGAGCACAACACGCGCTTTGCCATCTCCCGGGTCAGAACGTAGGGAGCCTTGCACGGAGTGGCCGCTAGCCTGAAGCGTACAGGTCGACTGACTGGCGTTACCAGTCACCACAAGTAAGAGCCGCTAACTCGGTTTGATCCCGAGTCTTGGGGATAGTGCGACAGGAAAGCCGTGTCATGAACGGCGGAAGCGTCAAACGAGGCCCGTTCTGTGTCAAGGCGGATTGATCGCCGCAGCAGCACAGACGACGCGAAAGCGGCCAGCAAACGGCTCTTACTTGTGGCAATCCGCATGACCGTAGCGGCATGGCTAGTACCCATGCCGGAAGCGCAAGCGGGTAGTAAGGACCGCCGCCACTCACGAGATAGCGATGGTAGCCCGGCGCCACGCCCAACAACGAGATAGAGGAGAGGCAGGATGGATATCAACATCAAAGTGACAGGCGAGCTCGTCGAAATTGGCCGCCTTGAGAACGAGGGTGGTGCTGATGGCTTGGTTATTCGCCGGGGTGACGGGTCGCATCTCACGATCAAAGGTCTGTCCACGGATGAGGTGAAGCAGCTCGCCAGCCTGTTCTTAGAGCAGATCGACATCGTTCTCGCGGAGCGCGCCAAATGAAAGCCACTGCCTTGGTCATCGTTGGTCGGACGCTCGCTGCAATCGCGTGCGTGCTGGCCGCTGGACTTTTGGCGTATGAAGGCAAGTTGGGCTGGGGATGGTTCCTTTTCGCTGCCGTTTGGCTTGGAGCTATCACTGCCACCGAGGGCGTCGGCAACAAAGTGGAGGGATCATGATCGCCACCCGCATCGCCCGCCGCCTCATGCGCAAGATCGCCAAGCCTGTTGTGTTGTTGTGGACGAACTGCGAAATACGCCGCACGCAGAACGAACTCCACTACTTCGATCGCGTTTTGCGCGGCTTGGTGCCAAACGACCTGAGGCAAGAACTGGTCGAACTTATTGCCAAACGAAATCGTATCCAAAGCTGGTAACACAACACACCCCAAGGAGATAGCCATGAACAGCAATAACGCAGTCAGCGCAACTCCGCAGCACCCGAGAAAGGCATCGCAGCGCATCACCGAATACGAGCTGGCCGCAGCAAAGTTGAAGCTGATGGGCCTGACGATCTTGGCTCTGGTTTGCACGGTGGTGGTGGTTGTGTCGCCGCCGTGATCTGCCGGCGGGACCGAAGCGAATAGATGAAAAAAGCAAAAAGGAGAAGACAGATGAACGAAGTGATCGAAATACCGCGCCGCGAAGTGGCCGGACTGACCGCTGGCGAAGTGCACCGCTTCTCCGCCTCCGAAATTCGCGAGCGCGTGAATCTCGTACAGACCGTGATGCAAGGCATCATGAAGCGGGACACCCACTACGGCACGATCCCCGGCACCCCGAAGCCGACGCTGTACAAGCCGGGTGCCGAGGTGCTGTGTGTAACCTTCCGCATCGCCCAGGAGTACCGCATCGAAGACCTTGGCGACGCACTGACGGCCCGTTTCCGCGTGACCTGCGTCGGTCGCCACCAAGTGACCGGCGTTATTTTGGGCGAAGGCGTCGGTGAGTGCTCATCCGCCGAGGAAAAGTACAAGTGGCGCAAGTCCGTCTGCACCGAGGAGTTCGACTCCTATCCGGAGAACATGCGTCGCCTCAAGTTCTCGAGCTATCAAGGCAACGTGAAGAAGGTCACGCAAGTCCGTACCGAGGCTGCCGATCTGGCGAACACCGTGCTCAAGATGGCCTGCAAGCGCGCCATGATCGCCATGACCCTCAACGTCACCGCGGCGTCCGACATCTTCACGCAGGACATCGAAGACCTACCGGAGGAGCTCCGTCAGCATGAAGCTGCCGCCCAGCCCCAACCTCAAGCAAAGGAAGAGCCGAAGAAGCCAATCGACGGCAAGGCGTTCACGAACGCGCTTGCAGCGATCAAGGCTGGCACGTATGACGCCCTGTCGATGCGCGGCTACTACGAGCTGACTGCAGATCAGGAAACCGCCCTGAGCGATCTGGAAAAGGAGCTTGCGCCATGATCCGCTTCCACCCGCACTGTGTCGGCCTGCTGATGGGCGACGCGCAATCAATCGACACTTCGCTACTGCCGCCCGAGCTGCTGCCGATTGTTGCCAAGGCTCGCAAATCTGACGCCGAAAAAGAGCTGCTCGCGCCGTACAAGGAAATGTCCCTTTCGGCTGGCGCCAAAACGTACCTCAAGAGCATGGCAAAGGAATTTCTTCTCAGCTATCACAAGGTCGTCGAAACGAAGTACATGGACAAGGGACTGGCACTCGAAGATGCAGCAATCCAGTTCCTGAATAACCAGCGCTTCAAGAACTACAAGAAGAACACCGAGCGCCGTCTCAGCGAATTCCTGACCGGCGAATGCGACATCTACGAGCCGGGCGTCAAGACCATCGACATCAAGGTTTCATGGTCGCTGGACACCTTCCCTCTTCTGGCGGAAGACGCGCACGACACGCTGTACGAGTGGCAGGGCCGGGCTTATATGAAGCTGTGGGACGCGCCGGAACACGAAGTGGTGCACGTGATGCTCGACACGCCTGACGAGTTAATCAAATGGGAGCAGCGCGAATTGCATGAGGTCGCTCGCATCGATCCGGCGATGCGCATTACAAGTATCACGTACCAGCGCGACATGGCTCTCGAGCGCCGGCTGGATGACAAGTGCCGCGTAGCTCGCGCATACCTGGCCAGCCTGGTCAACAGGATGCTTGCCGAGCATGGCCGCGAACCACTGCAGGAGGCAGCATGACCCTCGACCACGCAAACAACCTGGTAATGCAGTTCCTATGCGATTCCAGGGAAGCCGACTACCCGCACCTGGTCGACGCAGCCGACCTGTTCGACGACGGTCCTACCGGGGTCGAGATCCTGGATGCGCTGGTCGAGGCATTCGACCTCACCGCTGACGAGATGGTCGAGCGACTGGCGCGCCTGGATATTGCGGTGCTGCGTGCGGTGGTGATGCCGTGACGCCGGACGGCGAAATCAACATCTTCCGGTCGCTGGACTTCATCCGCGATAACGCGCCGGCCTACGCGAAGGCCAAATCCGAGCGCATCTATCTGGAAGAGTTCAGAAAATCGAAGAAGGCGCTGTTGATGCGCGATGCCGAGATCGCCGGCCACAAGTCAGCAGTAGCACAGGAGCGCGAGGCATACGCCAATCCCGAGTACTTGGCCGTGCTCGAAGGCCTGAAAGCAGCAGTCGAACAGGAAGAGTCGCTTCGCTGGCTGATCGTCGGAGCGCAGGCAAAGATCGAAGCCTGGCGGACCATCGAAGCAAACCGCCGCGCAGAAGCCAAGACCCTATAACGAGGACGAGACATGACCGATAACGAGAAAAAACGCCGCAGTGACCAGCTAGAAGCCAACCGCCAGCGCGAGCTTGAGCCGGATGAGTCATCGAGCACGGAAGGCTGCGCGCAGCGCGAGGACATCATTCGTGAAGCTGCCAACAAATGCATTGATGCAGCAATCATTGAAGCTGGTCGCGCGCCACTCACCGCGCCAGCACCGCTAACAGACCGAGTGGCCGAGTTGGCGCGAAAGCTGGTCGAGGCAAATCCGCACATCATCAAGGACTACTTTGTTGATGGCGAGCCAGTTGGCGAACAATTGGCGGAAGCCGTGAAGTTGATGGGGGCTGCGCTAGCACCGATAACCACCTCCGAGACGAGCATTCTGGAACTCGCGCACCTGTTTGATGATGCGCGCGAATCAGGCCGACCGATCACGCTGTCGGCAGAATCGTGCGCTGCGCTGTATGCAGCAATGACCACTCGTCTGGCTGCACCAGCACCGCTAACCGACGAACTGCCGGCGATCCTATTCCAAGGCCATGCTGTGCATTCTGAAATCACGCGTCACCTAGGCAGGGGGCATTGCTTCACGCCGGACGCTGTATCCACGACGCTAGATGCAGTCGTGCGCCTGATGCGTGCAGAGCGCAAATCGGCTGCACCAGCACCGCAGCAGAGCGAGCTGACCGGCGAGCAGTGGATTTTCGATCTGGCGGCAGAGCATGAAGCGAACCGCAACGGTTTATATGGGCCGGTCACATTCGACGCAACGGGCTTGGTTGACTTTGCCCGCGCCATCGAACGCGAAGTAGCCAAGGCTGCGCCAGCCGCCCCGGTGCAGACCGCCGCGCTCGAGATTTTGCAGAAAATCATCGACGTGGCGGATGCCGAGCCGGAATGCGTTACCGAGGCGATGTGGAAGCGCATTGCGGACGCTAAAGCGGTACTGAAAGGCAACGCGGTGCAAGCAGAGCAGGCACAGGCAGAGCCGATTGGTGAAGTCGGCACGATGCCGGGAACTGATGGCTTCACGATGGCGTGCTTCAAGGCGTCGGAAGTCCCGGTCGGCACCAAGCTTTATCTCGCCACTCCCGCACTCCCCGCCCAGGCAGAGCAGGTAGAAGCAGTGCGAGCGGCAGAGCCGGAGTCGCTGAACGGCATTCCTGCCACGATGACGCACGATGAAGGCGCGATTGCACGCTGCTTTTACTGCGGCCGCTACTCGCTCGACCCAGCAACGATTGGCGCCGACAGCAGGCAGCCAGTATGCGAGTGCGGCAAGCAGCACGGATGGTCCGGCAGCTTCAAGAAGCCCGGCCCTGATGCCAAATGGAGCGGCAAGGCGCCCGAAGTCCTCGCTACTAAGGAAGCAGCAGCCCAGGTGCCAACAGCAGAGCCGAAGACCGAAGCGCAGGCGCGAGCCGAGTTTGAGAAGTGGGCAGAACCTCGCGGCTACAGCATGGAGCGCACCACTGACAGCTACAAATCGCAAGGCACCAAGTCGGCATGGCGTGGCTGGTGGGCATGCGAGCGTTTCGCAGCTCCGAGCACTACACCCAGCAATGATACTAGCGCCCTTGGCAATACCGGAGGCGCGAAATGATGCTCCCGACCGATAGCGAAATCATGGATGTGATCGTGGTGCGCAGCGGCGAAATACTGCCGACCTACTACCTCAAGAACATCTTGCGCGGCAAGTTCCGCGATATCACAACGCCGTGGCTGAGGCGGCGCCTGAAAGCACTTGAGGCGGCCGGGAAGGTGCGGCGCGTCTCCAGCGACTACGCAGCCATGATCTGCTGGGACAAGGCCGAGGTCAACGGCAATCAGTCCGGTGATGGCGCCCCGAGCACTGGTGAATCAAAAGGAGAAGCAGCATGAGCCAGCAAAAGTTAAGCAAAACGCAGCAGGAACTACTCGATGCAATCAACGGGGGCGTGCGCGTTCACTACATGCCTTACATGGGGAATTTTAACCCTAGCGCCTACTATTTTCGCTGCGACACGTTCAAGCGATGCACGGCCCCAGCGCGCGCCTTGCTGGAGAAGGGGCTCGTAAAAAAGTGCAATGAAGACTTCCGAGGCCATGACTTAAAAGCAAAGGAGCCAGCATGAACCAGACCACCCCTACCGGCACAGAAGCAGGCTTTGACCTGGACAGCTTGACGCGCTACGACATTGGCGAATGCTACTACCTCGGCGGATGTAGCCCGATGGAGCCATGCAAAACGGGCGACTGGGTGAAATTCGAAGATGTTGCCGCTCTCGCTCGCCGAGCTGCACCGGCTACCTCGGACATGCCGGATACCACTGCAAGCGCGGCGTGCTGGATGTGCAACGATAGCGGCATCGTGGGCTTCCCGCCTGACCAGTACGAAAGTTGCCCCGACTGTACTCCGGGCGCAGCCGAGCAACACAATGCTGTTGAATGTGTTTCCGCCCTGCGCGCGGAACCGGCAAGCCAACGCGATGCTGACAAACGGGCTTTTTTCGAACACTGGGATAAAACCAACTCGGAATATGGCTACGGCGAGACGCATATCATCGCCTACAAAGCCGCACAGGCAGCTTGGAACGCGGCTACCCGGTGCCGCGCGGAGGGCGGCGATACGAACTCCAATTCCCCCGAATTCGAGGGAATTAGCGGCTCGGATCTCGCAGCCAAAGCACCGGCAGCGCAGGCTGTGACCGCGAAGGAAGGCGAAATGCTGCCGTGTCCGTTCTGCGGCAAAGAAACGGCAAAAGAGGACATTGAGCACGCGAGCGATTGCTTCTTCGCCGTGTCCGCCCATCATGACCTCAGCGTAAAGCTGTGCCGCGCCGCATGGAACCGCCGCGCCGCTTCCCCTGCCAGCACTCCCGAGCAGACCGACCTGAGCGATTTTCAGGCTTACATGCGGCGCGTCCATCCCGTAACAAATCCGTATCCGCTGGATGTGTGGATTGCGGCTCAACGGGCGGCGCGCGCTACCCAGCAGGAGGGCGAGTAAATGTGGATTCTGCTGATTTTCTACATCTCTAACCTCGGCCACAGCCCGAGCAGCCAAATGGCCGTTGAGTTCAACAGCAAGGAGGCCTGTTTGGCAGCTGCGGCGGACTGGAAGCGCCAGTTCAGCGAACCCAGCAATCTCAAAACGTTTTGCGCGCATAAAGGGGAGAAGAAATGATGTCCAATAACCTGAACCAAGGCGCGAGCATTGAAGCCGAGCTGCTGCCGTGCCCGTTTTGCGGTGGCAAAGCCGACATCTTTAAGACGGCGACGAAATACGCCGTTGAGTGTGACAACGCGGCATGCACTGTCAACCCTGACGCACTTGCCACATTCAAGCACGAAGCCATCGCAGCCTGGAACCGCCGCACCCCTGCTGCCGCTGCCGGTGCTGGAGAGCTGCCGGAGAGGATCGCAGACATTGAAGGCATGTGGGCTCAGGCGATGCAAGACCCAAATTTCGTGGCAGATATCGAGAAGCAAAGTCAGGACGTCGCTGAAATTCTCGCCAATCCAGCAATAAGAACAGGAAACTGTTTCCCCGACTTTGCAGACGCAGCAAATCGGCCGTACTACACGGCCGAGCAAGTCGAGGAAATCGCCCGCGCCGCTATCGCCGCTGATCGCGCCCAGCTTGCGGCCAAGGGTCAGGGCGAGCCGGTGGCGTGGCTGGATCGTGATGGACGCATGACTGACGAATTGCGGTCTTTCATCGAAGGTATGTCGGTGTCGATGGACGTAAGCACTGGCGACCACGATGCAGGCCATCGTTATTTCGGCATCATCAATGAAGTAATGGACGACGATGGCGACAAGAACGGCGTGACGTTGCTCGTGTACGAAGCTCATCCAAATTTCGCTGCGCCAGCCAGCGCACAGCCCGTCGAGGCCGGCTGTCATCCGTGGTGCGGTTACATCGGTACGGAATGTGGTTTCCCGCATTGCAAGACTGGCGCACAGCCCGACCAGCGGGAGAGCGCAGCCGAGGCGCGTGTCGCAGTGCTGGACGAGGCAGCCGAAGCGGCTGAAGACGCGTACATCAACGCGCAGTGCTCGATTGAGCGTGGCGAATTCAGTCAGCCAATCCGACAAACCCGAGAAGCGATTTCCGCAGCTATCCGCGCCCTCGCCGCAGCCCCATCCACGGCAGCACAGCCAGTGGCGAAGGATGAGCAGCCCGAAATCAAAGATCACAACGTGCGCCAACTGGTCAACGATTTGACTGCCATCGGTCAGAAGTTCGGAGCCACGCAGCAATTGCGCTCGCGGGTATCCAGTGCAGTCACGCAGTTCCTCGGCGAGCAATACGGCTGGAAAGTGGCCGCAGAACGTCAGCGGGACAGCGCCAATAACAGCGCAGAAGGAGAAAAGAAATGAAGGCCCAAACATTTAAGCGCCGGCCCGGCGCAATGATCGGACACGCGGTAGCGATGCTCAGCGCGGAATTTGGCGAAATCATCCTCGTAGCGCCTACCCGAGCAGCAGCGGTAAAAGCAGCGGAAGGCCTGGGGATACCAGAAGTCAACCTGAAGGAAGTTAAGCGTGTTGCCGTGACGGCAGAACGTGCCCAGGTATCTCCGCCAGCTCTTAATCAGGATAATGGAGGAAGCAATGGATGAATTTGACATCGCCGCGCATCTGGCGGGGCTATCTGATGAACAGTTGATTTCAGCGACGAAAGAGGCGCAGCAAGACCTTTCCGAAGCAGCGCGAGAGCAACCGAATTCAGATCGTCATCAGGAATGCTTCGCTGGTCTCTTCATCTATGCCGGCGAGATGAATGCGCGTGGCCTGAAAATCGTATCCGTCCACTGAGGAAAGTCATGAGAAACGACACCAACCGCGCCACCCCGCCATCGTCCAGCACCGCCCCAGTAGCGGAATGGGTCAACGAAGAGCAAGGCTTCCAATACCTGATAGGCGAAAGGCTGCCTGATGGCACAAAGCTTTACGCCGGTAGCGCGCCCAGCACCGCCCCGACAGTCGAGGTGGACGAGCGCGCATCGTTTGAGGCGTGGTGGCAAGAGCGCTCGTTGAAATCGTGGCAGTCCACCTTGTTGGCCAGCGAGTATGGCAAGCCGATGCCAGAAGGATGGGGTGATGGCTACAAGCGCCACGCGAGGCAAGCATGGGAAGGCCGCGCTGCTCTTGCATCCAGGCCACCCGCAGAGGCTGCGGGAGAGCGGATGAGTATTAATACGCCTGAGTTCCGCGCGCTGATACTCAACTATATGGAGGCCAGCGCCGGTATTAAAGGCCATGCAATGCCGCAATGGGCCGCCCTCATCGCCTACATCGACACCTGTGCCGCTCGCAGTGCTGGCACCATCGAGCGCAATCTATCTGCAACGATAGGCGCGATGCAAGCGGATATCGACCAGCTCAAGGCGGATCTCAAGGAAGCGCGTAGTGGTGGCGATTCATTGCCGGCAGGGCTCAAGCTGGTGCCGATCGAGCCGACTGGCGACCAATTGAGGGTCGAGTTGAGCTTTGACGCAAGCGGGTGCCAGATGGGTGAGATTTATAGATCCATGATCGGCGTCGCTCCTGCTCCTGGCAATACCGCAAAGCCAGGGGAATAACGTGTGGCCGACGATTCTGGTGACAGCATTAGCCGCGGTGGTCATGCTCTGGCTGGATCATAGCGGGCCGACCTGTAACGGCGACTGCAAACGAAATACGTGTAACTGTTGGGAGGAATGAGATGGGAATGTTCCTGGACGACGACGAGCTAAAAAGTATGACTAAGCGAGTTCAGCGCAGCGCACAAGCCAAGATGCTACGATCCATGGGAATCGTCTTCAAGATCCGCGCGGACGGCTCACTAGCTGTTCTTCGCGCTCATGCCGAGAAGGAGTTTGGCGTTAGCGCTGAGCGCAAGCCGAAGACGAAAGAATTCCAACCGAACTGGAGTGCTATCTAAATGCCCAGAAAGCGCAACAAGGAGAACATCGGCTTGCCTGCGCGCTGGAAGATAGAACACGGCGCTGTCTATTACCAAGTACCGAAGGGCCTCGAGGATCGATGGGATGGTAAGAAGAAATTCAGGCTCGGCACCACGCTTCCTGAAGCCTACAAGGAGTGGGCGAAGCGCCTGGAATCGGTAGACCAAAGCAAGACCATCGGCGCCCTGCTCGACCGGTATGCGCTTGAGGAAGTTCCTGCCAAGGGCGCGCGGACTCAAGTCGAGAACCAGCGAGCAATCCGGCACTTGCGAGGCGTGTTCGGCAATGAGCCCATGACCGGTATCCGGCCGCAACACATATACCAATACGTAGACAAGCGCAAGGAGACGCCGGTTGCTGCAAATCGCGCCGTTGACGTACTTTCCCACGCCTTTACGATGGCGGTGAAATGGGGATATATCGACCGTCATCCGTTCAAGGGCGAGGTTAGGCTGGAGGGCGAGAAGCCGCGCGATAGGTACATTGAGGATTGGGAGATCGTTGAGTGTCTAGCGATGGAATCGAAGCGCAAGAAAGGAAGCGTGCTCGCGATTCAGGCTTACATCCGTATCAAACTACTGACTGGAATGGCACGGAGCGATCTTCTAAGGATTGACCCTATGCCAGGGAAAAACTTCACGGATGAAGGGATTCAAATTACCCGGCACAAGACCGAAGGCAAGACCGGCAAGACGACCATTTACGAATGGACGCCGGAGTTACGCGCCGCAGTCGATCTGGCTTTGTCCGTGAGGCCTGTTGATATCGCGCCATTTCTTTTCTGCACACGAAAGGGTGAAGGATATATCAATGAGAAGAAAGGCACGGCGAGTGGATGGGATTCGATGTGGCAGCGCTTCATGGAGCGCGTAATGGACGAGACCAACATCAAAGTTCGCTTCACCGAACACGACCTGCGAGCCAAGTGCGCGAGCGATGCGGAGAGTCTTGATCATGCCAGGGCGCTACTTTCGCACGTCGACAGCGAGGTTACGCGACGCATCTATCGTCGCCGCCCGGAGCGCGTCAAGCCGGGGAAATTGGCGTTCGAATAGCGCAGACACGCCCGAATAGCGCAATGTTAGTGTATGCTATCGCTAAGATGCTGTTGATTGGCCTGCCCAGCTGGGTTCGAACCAGCGACCCTCAGCTTAGAAGTCAGACTTTCGCTGTCGTCTTTTCCTTTTATAGTCAATCGGTTACGATACTACGGATGCGCTATTAATCGGCCGACCTGAGCCTTGTAAGCCACTGATTTTATTCATGTTGTCGAAGTTCAATAGCGCACACTTTTGGCGCAAAAGAGGATTACTCGCGTGATACAGATCTACATTGATGATTGGGAATGCGCTCACGCAGAATCAGGGTTTTACCTTGACGTTCTCGTTGTCCCGAGAGTTGGGGAGCACATGAGGATTCATCGAACAGTGTGCAGTCAAAGATTTCTTGACGATCACAAAGAGTCATTTGCGCCCGACGCGGAGATTGACGGTTACGGCCACTTCAAAGTTACCGAAGTTCAGCACTCATATGGTCCAGGTTCGCCGGTTATTGAGATTGGCGTCGAGCCAGATATCTAAGCCTAGGTCACATACCATTGATGCGATATCATAGCGCCGGGCGGCAGTGGCGAGGATACCCTCGGGTATGCCGGTTTCCTTGAGTGCCGGTTCGCCAACCTCGCCATTTACCGCCTCACTCTTCGTCTAATTGCGGTGCGTCGGTGAGCTTACATACGATGTTGCTTTACCCATTATAGTGTTTAAGGGGGGGTGATGGACAGGTACAACGAGTATTGGGAGTTGGATCGCCAGTATACGGAGATGGCTTGCCGTGTTCCCAGCCCGGAGGCAAACGACGAGCAGAGAAAAGAGTGGCACGAGCAGCGAATCGCAAAGCACCATGAAATCCTGCGTCGGATGAGGGCCATCATGCCAAATTGCCACCCGTGGGTTATGGATGGCATCGATGACCCAGACAAGTCCGCGTGCGCCTGAACAGATAACAAATGACAGTCCTTAGGCGCTGCAATAAACTGCGCCGACCCCGTTAGCCCACTGCGGTGACCATATCATTCGCTGCCGCCTTGACCCGCTCCGGCACCACATGACGCTGCGGCTGCGGGGCGAACGTCGATACAGACATCGGCAGGAAGATCGGCTCATCTCGCTGTGGTCCCGCCCGCTTTACCACTCCGACATTGATTCCGCCCGGCGCCGGGCGCACACTCAGGCGCAGTGGCGCCGGCGATGCATCCTGTTCCGCGGCTAGCGGACTGAAGTTGAAGAACAGCGTTTCGCCCTGCTGAGCCGCCAGGTGCAAGCGCCTCAGGCTCTCGGCGCGCACAGGCTGCTGTCGCGCGTTACTGCTCGAGGTTTGACCGGGCCAGTACAGCAAGGCGCCGCAACTCCCACTCCGCAACACCTGCTCGGCGGCCCAAAGCGCATCCGCAGTGCGCTCGGAGCGCAGCCACAAGACCGACTGTGGCGGTATGCCAAGCGCAGCAAGCGACAGCGCCTGGGGCGCGTGCGGAGGCTGCAGCAGCACGATCTTGCGCTTTGCTACCGATGCCAGCGCCGGAGCGATCAGTCGCATCTCCCCTATCCCCGGCTGCTGGACGAGCAAATCGACCAATATGCCAATCGGCCAGCCGCCACCGGGAAGCTGATGCGTTAGCGCAGGATGCCCCGTATCGACGCACCGGGTCCGGCTGTGCGCAAGTTGGGATGCGCGCCAGAGCGACGGATGAAGCGCCTCTAGCTCGTTTGCTGTGGTCATGTTGATATCGAAAATACTGTATATTTGCACAGTATATAGCGGCGCGGCTGCTATGTCGAAATATCAACTTATAACGGAGCGGAGGGATGATGGTCGATGCGGGAATATTGGAGGATTTAGATGCGGTGGACGAGGCAGCAAGGCTCATCGTCCCACGCGTGGTGATGCGCTACCGGGAGGCCGGCGTTTTGACGTGGGCGCTCATGCACCAGATCGAGGCTGAAGTTCTTGACGCGCTGGACGCGACCGGCGTGCATCCGAAAGCAGCTCTTAGCATGATCCGGGCGTCGCCAGCGATGAGGTATCCGACAGATGACAAGCCGGCGTCGTTTGGCAATGCATCCGTCGTGCCGGCGATCTTCCTGCAAATCGAGGAGGCGTGGAACTGCGTGCATTGAGATGCGTGCGCTCAAGCCGCCCTTCTCTGCTGCTGGCATCCTGCCGGCATGACCGAGCGCATTGATCTGATTACCGCAAGCCGGATTGACCTGGCGCTAATCCTACTGCCGTTTGTTGGCTGGTTGGCGACTTCAGTTACTCTGGCTGCGAGCGGTGTGCCGGCGGAAGTGGCCGCGCGCGTTCTTGCCATGCCGCTCGAGCGCCGCCCTACGCCGCCAGCATAGCGACGTCGCAGCGGTGACGCTCAATCTCACCGTGCTCATGATGAAGAACGATCAAGCGCATGTCGCGCCCGGCACGGTAGCCCTGTCCTGCATGCCAGGCATCCCGGGCGGCGAGCGTCCGGAAGTATTCGACCACGCCGCCGCGGTACTCCTTCACGTCCTGGTGATGAACGTGCCCGACATAGACGTATCGGTGGGAAGTGGTTCCCCACTCTGCTGGCCGGTCCGCTGCCATCACCGGGATCATGTCCTGGCCTTTGATGGTGTCGCCATGGGTGGAGCCGATCAACACTTTCCCAAACTGGAAGTACCACATCGTGGCCGGCGACAGGTCTACTTCGACACGCGGCTCAGCATGGAAGAAGCAGGACAGCATTAATGACAGCGCGTAAGCCGAGTGGCCGTCATGGTTGCCGCGGTTGATACGCACAATCACGCGGGCGTGCTTCTCAAGCAGGCGCCGAATGCAATGGATCATGGCCTGTAGGCCGATGCGTTGAACCTTTGCCCATCGTCCGTCGACGTCGAGCTGGTGTCCAGACTGACTCTGGTTCTTTTGATTATCCGCATGGAACATGTCGCCAAGGTTCAGCAGCAGCGCGGTATGTGCGGACGGGGCGCTAGCAACCAAGCGATCAACTGCACCGCAGGTGAGTGCTTCAGCCTTCTTCAGGTCAAAATCTTCGCCGGCGTCTTGCCACCACGCATGCATCCCGAAATGCGGGTCGCCCATGGGGTAGACGCACATCAGCGATTCGTCTGCTATAGCCGGCGGCGCTGTAAGAGGAGCAAGGTCTTTCACGCCCTCGGCCATTGTCGTGACGGCAGCGCGCAAGAGCTCCAACTGTCGCTCCTGATCCGGACTTTGGCGCTCCCAGGTGCGCTCGACGTCGCCGCCGGGGCCGCGCTGGACCGTTACCTTGCCCATGTTGAAGCCGGGCGCGACGCCGCTCTCGAAGTGGCCTGGAGCGTACCCACGTCGCGCAGCGGATAGCTTTAGGCGCTCGATCGCCTGCTGCACACTACTCTTCGATGCTCCGAGTTCACGCGCCGCGGCTCGCATGCTGCCAAGCCGGTTCGCGGCCTCGACAAATTGCACTTGTCGCGAGGTCGGATCGTAGTCCAGCAGCTTCGGATCGATAATGGTCTTGGTCATGCTCACCTCATGCGTTGATGCGCGCCAGGATCAGGGCGAGCAATTCGGTATCGTTGGCGGTAGCGCGGATGTCGTCAGCCCATATCGGCACGCTGCCGCGTGATTTGCTTCGGACGATGTAGAACAGCGCGCCATCCTCGATCGAGAAGGCGCGCATGCGTTCAAGGAGTTCTTCCATCGCTATTTCGGCCAGGCCTGCACGGTCTTAGCGTGGCGAGCGGCGCAGTCGGCGTACTGGCGCAGCAGGCTGATTGCCCAGGCCTGCCAGACGTCGTAGTCGGGCGAGTCCGGCTTCGGAACTTCCGGACACGGCGCTGCGAGCGCGCTATCGAGGGATGCTTTGGTTGGCGGCGTCGATGGCGGAGTCGAGGTTGCGCACCCGTACAGGGTCAGGCTTGCAATCCACAGGCAACTTAGGCGCATTGCGTAGCTCCTTGGTGAGCGCCGCAATCTTGGGCGCGAGGATGTTTTGGATGCCGGCGTACTCGGTTGCGGCTTCGTGGATCTTGGTGGCGTCCGCTTTCATGTCGGTCAGTGCCGCGGTAGCCTGATCGGCTTTTTCCTTGGAGTGCGCCGCTTCCATGTCAGATAGCTCGGAATGCAGCCGCCAGCCGTTCACCAGCCAGCCGGCGCCGAACGCGAGCACCGCGACCATGACAGCGGCGCCGATCTGCAGCAGGAGCTTGTAGGGTGCCAAGCGGAGCATCAGGGCGGCGATCATTTGAGCCACCTGTGTTCGGGCATCAGGGTGGCGACGGCGTAGACGATGACAATCCCGGCGACTAGTCCGCCGAGGCCGGCGCCGAGAAAGAATGCGCAGGTAGCGCTCATGGCGGTCCTTTCATGCACAGTTCACGCTCACGCTGGCGGCGCTTGGTCAGCCCAGCCACCTCGCGCCCACCAACCCTGTTCCACAGCAGCAGCGCATTACAGGCGCCCACCATGTCGCCGGCATTGGCCTTGCGCGCCATGCTGCTCGAGCAGAAGTTCGCCACGCCTACGTTGAAAGCGACGTCGACGAAGGCGATCTTCTGTCCGTCCGTCAGCCGATCCATGTTCACGCACTTGGCGATGCCGGCCGCATGCCGCTCCAGATCGCGATCAAGTTGCGCGTCACACTCAGCCGGCGTGTAGGTCTTGCCCCACTGCGCGTTCTCGGTCGCGCCATCGCAATAGCTGATGACGCCGCCGATGTCGCGATAGGTTTTGAGAACGCGCCCCTCCTGCGCCGGCGTGAAGACCAGCAGGCCAGCCGCCGCAACCGCGCCGACGATGGCGGCAAGGCCGCGCTTGCCGGGCCTATTTGGCGTTGCCATCGCTGATCTCCTTTTGTGCCATCACGCGGGCGGCGGTGGCTGCGATCGACACGCATGCCGCAACCGCAGCGAACACGCCAGGACGGATTGATGCCGGCTGCCAGATCTGCACGGCCAATTCGCCGGCACCGAACAGCGCCGCCGCGATGTTGAATTTGACGGACCACGCTTTGCGCAGGATTGTCTGCCAGTCGTCTACGAGATTTATTTGCACGCCCTATCCCTTCATGAAGTGCTGCACGAACCACGTCACCAGGCCGCCGACAGCGGAAGCCGCCCCGCCAACGACCATCAATGTTTTCCAGCCGCCCCGGGCCTCGGAAAGAGTAAGCAGCACCTGATCGAGCTTTTCGGTCAGTTGCTGGTTACTCTCTTCGAGCCTCGCCGTGCTTGCTGAAAGGTGGGCGACTTGAACCTCAAGCCGGGTAATGTCGATGCGAGCCTGTACTAGCGCCTCGGAGTGGTGGGTATCATTCACGGTGAGCCCGTAAAAAAGCCTGCTCGCGGCAGGCTGGGTTGAGGGGATTACTTGCCTGCCGAGTCCCGGCAGTGGTTCGGGCTGAGCGCATCAAGAAGGCGGCACAAAATACAGCCCCACCGTCTACCCTCGGACCGCGCACGATTGGCGCGGCTGCTGATGGTTTCCTGATAGCTGCCGTTGATGGCTGCGTTTCCTGCCCGATCCAAGGCGACCGCGATGTCTTTCGCCTTCTGCGGCGCACTGGCTACACAGACCAGCATTCGCATAAGTGTGAAGATGGTTCCACTAAGGCAGACCAGCCAGACCCCGAACAACCGCACGCGCGCCATAGCGACCTCACAAAAGGAAAAGCCCGCACAAGGCGGGCTTCGTGGATGATGTACCGACCAATCAGGCCGGCGATGTTTCTGCTTACGTCGGTGTTGCGCCGTCAAGGGCAAGAATCTCGTGACGCGCTTCTGGCTTGCGCCTAACCCTGCGCAGGATGGGCGATTCGATCAGGTGCCAGGATGCGAATGACGCCGCTACCGAGGCGACGAACGAGAGCAGCAGCAGCATCGACGGCGGGAACTTGCTGAAATCAACTAAATCGCCGAACAGTGCGTTGAGCAGGTCCATCGTGATCAGGTAGTGGTACAGGTAGAGGCCGAAGCTAATCTTCCCCAGTGCCGCAAGCGGTCGCCACTCCAAGACGCGCACGATCCGCGTGCCCTGGTTTTCCCGCATCGATTTGAGCAAGAGTCCCACCAGAACCGCCGTGTAGTACTCCACCATCTTTACATCGCCCGTCTCGAACATCGAAAACAGGAACGGGGAGACGAAATACCCGGCAAGGCAAGCCGTCTGCCTGAGCGATGGGTCGCCGCTTGCTTCCGGCTTGGGCAGCGCGAACCACCCGCCTAGCGCGATGAACGCAAAGCCTATTGTCGACTCGGCGCCGATTTGGATAGCTGGCGCATGTGTGCTGTACAGGTATATCTGTCTAGCCAGACCGACCATGACGACTGCGAGGCACAAGGGCTTGATCCATCGGGACGGCAGGAGCAGAAACGCCATACCGAACAGAAGGTAGAACTGCTCCTCTACTGCCAGACTCCATAAATGCCCGAATGGGTCGATCGTGTGCTGCACTACGTGGGCAATATAGATGTTCGTCGTGAAGGTCAGGTAGTACGGGACCTCGGCCGACGTAAAACAAGGTACGGCGACCGACAGCGAGATAACCCCGCAGACCAGCATCACGAGGTAGTAAATTGGCCAGATCCTGGCGGCGCGCTTCTTGAAGAAGTCGCCTGCCGCGCCCCAGAAGCTGCACTCCCCTCGCTCGATAGACAAGCGCTGCTCGTACAGGATGCGCACGATCAGGAAGCCGCTCAGGACGAAGAACAGCCAGACGCCAAACCCGCCTAAGTGTAGCGTTTTGAACGCCGGCACGCGGTGCTCAAGGAACACGAAGATGACGGCAATGGCCCGTAGCCCGTCAAAACCAGCGATTCGCCCATTTTGCATAGCCGCCCTCTCCGATTGTTGCTGTCTTTACGACTAAGACAACCGGAGAAGTGTAAAGGAAGACTGGCGACTGTCTGACGCGTTTTCGCTACAGTGCCAAAATATCGGCGGCGCGGCCGGAGTCGAGGAGGCCAGCAGTTTCCAGCGCCTGTACGCCGGATTTCGTCGTGGCGTAGGTCAGGTCGATGCTGTCGGAGACGTTGACCAGCTCCAGATAGTCCTGAATGGCGATGCTGCTTTGTGCCGCGGTGCGAATCGCAACGCGCTCTTCGGGCTCGAACCGCTCCAAGAACTCACGTTTCGTGATGACCGGCTTTGTGAAAGTGCGGGCATACTCGGTCAGTTGGTTATCGATCGACCACTGAAGGAACTAGGCTTGCGTCTTGTTTGATGCCGGGTTCATCGTGTTGTACTGTTCAAGGGTGCGCTCCAGGCCCATCATTTTTGCATCGTCGTTGACATCGATAGTGAATTGCATAGGTAGTCCTTATCGGTTGGGTGCGACTGTGTGAAAAGGCTTTATGGCGTGCCCCAATACGCTCTCATGTTTGCTTCAAGGGCGGTTCTGTTTGCCGTGGAAAGCGCCGATCCGAGGATGATCACATCACCGAACATCGCCTTGGAAAAGGATGAGTTTGCATAGTCCCCGCCAATAACCAGTCCAGCGATTGACGTAGTGCCGAAACTCGATATCGACGTTAATGACCCGTTGAAGCTTGCAAGAGAACTCGCGCCGTTGAATACCTCGGATATCGTAGCGGAACTGCCGGGTGTCTGACCGGTTGCGATCGAGATATCTGTTCCTGAACCAAGCTTGGTGTAAATAGCTCCGCTCGAATTGGAAAACAGCGCTACGTCGCTAACACCGCCCACCGTACTGTCCAAATAGCCTGGGAACGTAACGCTGCTGTCATTCGGCGCGAGGAACTGAATGGAGCTACACCGAGTAGCGGGCTGTATGACTAAAAAGTCAATGCTTCTCAGGTTCGATGCACCGAAAGCGCGCGGTGCCGGCCTATTTGTCGATGTGCCCATGCGATCGATCAGGCCCGCTATCGTAATGCGTGGTGGTGACGCAGTAGCCGCAGGAGCCATATCCCTAGAATTACCCGACTGGTCATACATCTTCGTAACGGAGCCGGCTCCCTTTTCAACAGCGGCTGACGTTGTTGCCTGATACGGGTGAATTGTTAGGCCCTGGTTCAGCGATGCCATCGCAATATCGACCGAGCCAACACAATCCGAGTCCGCGTTGCCGGTGACATCTATAGCGCCAATAACGAAGTGCAACTGACTCGTATTGGTCAGTGTCCCGCTGACGACGAGCGGCTGCCAGTTGTCCGTCAGCACCAGCTTTCCAGAGACGCCGGTACTCCAGGCTGATGTGTTGTTGGTCGTGAGACGGATTGCCGTGGCAGATCCGGACGGAGCGCGCTTTGCATAAATACGAACCGTTCCCGGATTGCTGGCGAGCGGGACATTCCACTGTGGCAGTTGCGAGCCGGATGCGAACGTTACCCGATAGGCCTGCACACCATTGGGGCCGATCAGCCCAGCGGGAGCCGTCACCGTCGTGCCGGACAGCTTTTGCCATGCCGTGTTGGAGAAATCCTGCGAATACGTCAGCAGGTTTTGTCCGTGGGTCGTCGCGCTCGTGGTGGTCGGGCAATAATCGACTGCCGTTGACCCGGAGTTGAGTTGGAACCGCGTGATCGAACCCGAGCAGGTGAAGGTGACGCTACCGCCGATGGTGACGGTAAAGACGTTATTGCTGCCCTGCGTCGCCGTTCCAAAGCCAGTCCCTGATGCCGATCCCGCGCTGGTCGTCACGGAGCCGCTGCCGATCAACTTCAGCGTGTACGTTCCCGCAATCAGCGTGACGGATTGCGTGACCGGCGCCCCGCTGTTCAGCAGCAGGTTTTCAGCGCCGACATGCGACATCAGCGCATTGACGTCGAGGTCGCCATTGCTGTCGAAGCCGATATCCGCCTCGACGTTATCCTGCGAGCGCCGCACGCGGATCGCGGAACCAGAATAGGCGCTGCGCAGTTTCCGGGTACTGACGGCGACCGCAACGGGGCCAATGCTGTCGAGAAGGAGTCCACTCGATGCCGCCGACCCCGAGAAGAATGCCGGTCCACAGGTGAACATTATGCGAACCCCCTATTAAACTGGCAGCGCAGGATTGAGCCGTCGTAGTAACAGGACATGAAGTCCTTCGCGTTGGCTGCGGTCGATAGCGTCGGCACGGTGCCGCCCGGGAACTTGTAGAGCGAACCATAGGACAGCGTACGCCCTCCGGTTGCATCCTGGTCGATCGCGAAGTTGAGGATCATGCCTTCGGTCAAATTGGTTGGATTGACCAGCGTGTTATTAGCCGTCAGCGTGATCTTGAAGTTGTTCGTCAGGCTGGCATCGATGGCCGGGGATACACCACTACCAAGACTGACTGGGGTAACAGACTGGTTTTTCGTGAAGACGTTGACCGCTGCGAGCAGTGCGGCCATGTCGGCGGCGACCAGCGTTCGCATCGTCGGCGTAGCATCGGCACCGGTAGTCGGACCTGCCAGGAACGTGTTCTTGACCTGCGTCTTGAGGGAGAACGTCAGCGTGCCGCTGCTCGTGACTGGGTTGCCGGATACGTTATAGAGCAAGCCAGGTACCGCTAGATCGACGCTGGTGACGGTGCCGCCAGTGCCGGTCGGGTAGCTCAGCGCGGTCCACGAGCCAACCAAGGTCGGATCGGAGCCAGTGATCACGTAGACCTTGCTGTTATCGGATCGCGCACACCAGTCGCCTTTTTCGCCGCTCAAGGCGAGCATGGCAGTCTGGTTGGCGGCAGTGCCGAGAAAGTCGATGATCGCGAGGTTCGGCAGTTGGGAGGTCGGGAGCTTGCCGCCGCCATCGAGACTTGCATAGCCGTTCGCGGCGCCCTTCTCCGACTCCTTCTGGTATTGCGTGTGCGGATCGCTTGCTGAGACGTGTGCGGTTATGGCGGCGGATGCGGCGCCCACGGCATCATAGCGCGCGTCGCCCTCCGTTTGCGTGAGGTATTGCGGATGCGGATCGGTCTCAGCCTCGTGCGCGGCGATCGCGTCGGAGACATCTTCCGAGGTCACGCCGCCACCGCCGCCAAGGACGCGCAGATCGGTATAGATTGTCACGGTCGATGCGCCAGTGGCCACGTTATAGAGCGGCGTGCGCCCAGCCGTGAAGCCGGTCTGATTAACGGATACGGCGCCCGTTGCCGGGTCGGCCTCGACGTAGTTGGTAGCCGACGCTGCCAGCGCGACGGTGCCATTAGCGATCTGGGTCGGCGTACCTGAAACCGATACGGCGCCGCCGTAGTAGCCCCAGGTCAGCGCTGCAGTCGTGACGGCGCGGCGGCCGTACAGCATCGCTGGGCTTGCGGCATCCAGTGCGGCATTGACCGTGACTTCCTTGTTCGATTGCGAGACGCTGACGAGGTCGAGATTGCTTGTGGAGTTTGCCATGTAGGCCCCAAAGAAAAAGGCCGCTCACCGGCGGCCTTGATTGGATTGCTTGGTACTAGATCGTCGCTAAGGCCGGGTATCCGCGCCCAACAACGGCGCTCATCATGCAAAGACGTATTGACACCGAGGACTGCGGCGAACCGAAATCCGTCACCTGATCTGCAGCGCTGTATTGGACAGTCGGCGTTGTCGCGCTCAGCGTGCGCACGACCGTGGAGCCGTTTAGGATATCGACCTCGTACCGCTCCAAATCCTCACCAAGTGGCACTTCAACGCCATTCCGCCACTCCCCGGATATGCGAGTGCGGCGCGTCCAGGTGATAGTGAGATTACCGGCCGCATCGCGCCCTCCCCCGACTTGTACCGGCGCATACGGCTTCAGACCCGCGCCCTCGTTCTTGAAGGACTGTGCGATTGCGCCTGACAGGGATGCGCCCGACGTCACCATCTTGTACAGCCTTGTCTTTCCGATATCCGCCGTCACCTGCGGGATGCGCTTGACGGTCGAAGGCGTGAGCAGGACGAAGCGGTCGCCGATCTTGTGCGCGCTCATCGCGCCTTCGGCGCCGCGCCGGCCACGCAGGAAGCCACGCAGCGTGTACAGCCCGTTCGCATTCAGCACGGCATCGCGGAAATACACCACTTCATCGCCGATCAATGCCGCTTGAGCGCCTTCCAGCAGGTTTGCGTACGTGACCGATACCAGTGTGCCGAACGGAAGCGATACCGTCACCGTATTGAGCTCGTCTACCGTGTTGCCGCCTTGGTAGCTGCCAAGGGCGTTGATCGTGCGCCCCATCGTCGCGCGTGCCGTAAAAGTCGTCACGGCTTGATACGACGCGCCGTCGTCGATCGACTGATACATCGTCGCGCCAGGCCAGGACTTCGCCGAACTAGTTGCTACGGCATAGAAGCCCGGGTCGTTGTCCGCGTCCCTGAGTGCATTGACGTTCATCAGAAGAGCTCCATCAACGTTTCGCCGGGCTGAGAAACCGTACCGCCGTTTGGTGGCGTCTCTGTCACGACCACGTGCGGCGAGTAGTACGTCGTCTCGTCGGCCACTGCTTCACATTCCAGGACGCCTCGCGGGGTCGCATTGATCTTCGTAAGGCGCATCAAGTGCCCTTTGACCACGACTAGATCAGTTGGCTCAAGATAGGAGTACTTGCGCGGCAGCGAGAACGAATACGACAGTCGTTCAGCCCACGCAGCATGCAAATTGACGTCTGCGACTTCCTGCGCCTTGGTGTCCGACAGTACGAGCGGTAATTCGATCGTCTGTTCGTCGCCGCTCGACCCGATAAGTCGCTTTGCCTGCTTGGTCGCCTGGCTGTAGTCGTCTGCTGCGAGGAGGTATTTCACATTGACCGAGCGCGGAAGCTCGACTTCCATGCGCCGCACCGTCTTGAGCGGGTCAGGCGGTTCGCCTCCGGCGTCGTGCGCGGCCAGATCGGCGTCATCGATGCTTGCAACCGCTGCGCCGCCGCGTTTGACGTACTTGATGACGCCCTGCGATTCGACCGCATCGAAATAATATGCAGGGCGAAGCGCATCGATAGCCGCCCGCACCATCGTCTGCCGCGCGATCGCGTAGCCGTCAACGATATCCGATTCAAACTGCGACACGTCATATCGGGTTTCACCGGCGCGCTCGGACAGATCGGCTACGACAGTGGCTAGGGTCGTCCAGTTCGGGTTGGTTCGCCCTTTGCCGCCAATGAAAATCTTCATGATGCCGCCGCCTAGCGTTATAACGCCAAGCCAGTCCGGCTCTTTGGGTAGGACAAATACCCGCATGCCCGCCCCAGCCGGAATCGGCTCACCGCCTTCATAAGCCTGCCGTACTGCGCCATTAAAGAGGATGCAATCTTCCGGCTCCCATCCAGACGGGCTAAGCTTTTCCGGGTCATATGCACGGATGTTCAGGCCATCAACCACATAGAACATGTCCTGAGCTGGGCTGTAGACTGCCTGCCCCTCGCCTACGTCTGGTCGCGAGAATATGCCGTCAATGTATCCTTCCGGGCTTGTGTAGGCACCTGCGGCAAAATCCACCAGGATCCCGCGCTTTGTGTCATAGGCATCCCAGTAGATGTTCGGCTTCGACGCGAAATTAGAGTTCTGCGTAAGGAAATGCGCAGCCCCCACATCGCCCCACATTGGCGTCAAGTCGCCGCCAACACGCTCACCCGTCGAGCCCCACATTACGGATGGTTGGAGGCCAGAGAGTCTGTGAATGACCGTGTCGACATCCTCAACCCCCGGGACGCCTACAGAATATCCGTCAACGCTATTGCTGTACGAGAGAAGCCTGAATTCCTGATCAGTTCCCGATTCTGACCACACTATGTCGGCAACTGGCACATCGATCGGGGCGCATAGTGTTTCGCCGGCACCGCAGACGATGCCACGTAGCGCGGGAGCCCTGGAGAACGTCCAACTCACCAGGTCTACACTAATCATGTCTATGCCGCCAGACTCTACGATCCGGACATTGCCATAATTATTCCATGCCATTTTGTAGGCGCCGGTTCCGAGTCCAATAGGCGTGCCAGACTCACCAGTATCGGGATTGATGCGATCCAAATACCAATACCCAACGTCATTTGCATAGGTATAGTACATCCAGCCGGTTATGGCATCGGAGAATACCCGGCCATACTGTGAAACTGCCACCGGAACATCGGCAATTTTTACAGGCGCAGGATCGTAGATAGAATAGGTCTGGCCGTCAACTTCGACTGTCGACGCGGGGATCGGGCAGCTACCGCCACTCGACGCGCCGACCTCGATCGTCAGGAAGGGGAGCGTGTTCCCGTCCTTGGCGAGCTCGAATTCCTCGATGACGATGTAAGCGTATCCACGATATGCCGGGACGTTACCGACGCCTTCGTACTGTTCCATCAGCGAATCCGGCTCCTGGTCGTCGGTGCCTCGGTACACGCGCAACGTGCCGCTTTCCAGTTTCGCACCGTCCCAGATCAGGCGCTTCGCAGGACCAGCCCAGATGCGACCAACGTCCTCGATCTCACCTTCGCATAGAAGCACCGCAAAGCTACCGAGATAACTGTAGTTGACGGTCGTCTGGCTTGGGCCACCCTTGCCACCCTGCTCCGTCTCGGTCTGGACCTCCTTGATGTCTGCAGCCCAGATCACGTTGCCCTGAATAGCGACAGTGCCATAGACGATTGGGATAGGCGCGCCGTATTCCGACTTCTGTACGCGCAGGTCATCCAGGCGTGGGCCATATTGCGTGGGCAGCGAATCGAACGAGGAGCCAACTGCGCCACCGAGACCACCGCCAATCGCGCCGCCTATCGGGCCGCCGACCATCGTGCCGATGACCGTGCCGATGACTTGCCCGATTATCTGACCGCTCATTCAACCCCCGGGAATGCATACGACTGCACGATGCGTGCGCGCCAGTCGTCGCTCAAGCCGTGCTCAACGACGCGGCGAGCGGATAGATAGCTGTGGATGATGCCGGCCTCGGTGACGATGGCAATGTGCTGCGGCTGTGCGTCGAAGCGCATCAGCAGGAAGTCGCCGGGCTGGAATGCCTCGACCGCAGTGCCAAAACCATCCAGCGCTTTTTTCAGGCTTTGCCCATCCGGCGTGCGCGGGTAGCCCGCCTGGTCGCCTTCGATTGAAATGCCGATGTCGCGCGCCACACAAACCAGCAGGCCGGCACAATCCATGCCCGCCCTGTTCCGCCCCTGGTGGTGATATCGCACACCGAGATATGAGCGGGCGGCGTCGATGATTTGCCGACGTGTCACCATACTCATACCCCATTCATCGTTGACGCAGATTCCTGTCCGATCATCGCCTTCCAGCTCGCGTAACTGTAGTCAATGCCCGCATTGCTACCATCCCAGCTACGAGCGAATCGCGCGGTGTTCGTGCTGGTGTAGGTGTTGTTGTGCCAGGCTCCCCAGCCGGTGAAGTTCGATCCGTGGTCAAGGTTGTACGCGTATTCACCATGGCTCGTCGTGAGCGTGTTGCCGTAGATCTGCACGTTGTACGTGGTCGAATTGCTCGATCCAGAATTGCTGTAAAGGATGTGCTGCAGGATCGACGAGTTGAGCGTGTTGCCGGTGATCGTGTTGTTGAACCCGTTGTGGTTCGTCACGCCGGTGTTGTTGTTCGTCAGCGTGTTACCGCTCACCGTCACGCCATTTGCGCCATCGTCCAGGTAGATGCCGGTAACTTCCGCGTGCGTCCCGTTCTTGACGGTGTTGCCGCTGATGGTCATGTTCAGCGCCGAGCGATCAACAGACTGCGTGTAAATGCCGCCACCGTCATACAGCACCTTGCAGTAGCCATCCACCGTGTTGCCGCTGATCGTGGAGCTGCGGTTCTGGTTGACGCTGATGCCGTGGTAGGCCACGTTGGTGATGGTGTTGTTCTGAATCAGCGTGCCGGTGTTCGGTCCGCCGATGAAGACGCTGGCGAGCGATGGGCACGGATTGCCGACCGTGCCGATATTGGTCATCGGGCAGTTCTTCACCGTCACGCTGTTCGATCCGTAATATGCGTTCACGCCGTTCTGGCGGGCGTTGGTGATGCTGCCGCCATCGACCACGAGGCTGCTACTGTTGCCGGCGTAGACGCCGTCTATCGACGCGTTCGACACGTTGCAGCCGACCACATGCAGATTGGTCGAGCTGGCTCCATGTACGCCATACGAGGCCGACACGATATCGATGCCGGTGATCGTCACGCCTGACGAGTTGTCGGCGTTGATGCCGGGAGCTGCTGGGGATGCCCAGGCGCGTCCTTCAGGCGTGGCGCCATCTGGAGTCCACACATACAGCACGCCGGATTCATACGCCCAGGCGTTCGGGCCAGTGACCATCCACAGCTTGCCCTCCACGTAGAACGGCAGGCCGGTCGAAACCGTGTTGCCGGTCATGACCGAGGAGTTGACCACGCTCTGGTTGGCCAGCACGTACAGGGTGGCGCCCACCAGATCTGCCACTGGCACGCTACCAGGGCTGTTCGACCAGGCCGGGACGTTCACCGGCCACGAAGCGCGCTTGACTGGTACGTCGCTCAGCGAGAGCTGGTCGACGACGAAGCCGACATTGGCCTTGTAGATGCTGCCGCTATGAATAGTCCAGCCGGCGATGGCGTTGCCAGGCGAGACGACCGGCGCGGCGCCAGTACCGGCTGCAGCCACAACCGACACACCAGTCTTGCCGGAGAGGTCGAGGGTGCCGTGATAGATCGTGTCGCGGTTCAGGGTGACGGTTGCGCCATTGGCGATCCCGGTAGGAACGGCAGCCGACGTACCGCTGCCAGTGCCTCCAGAAGAGCCGCCAGTGCCTCCGGTCCCGCCCGTGCCCCCAGTGCCACCCGTTCCACCGGTACCGCCACCCGTGCCCGTACCGGATCCCGTACCGCTGCCACCACCTGTCGTGCCGCCGGTGCCAGTTCCACCGGTATCCGTCGTGCCGTAGTCGATGCCACCTTGCCGATAGATGCGGCTACCTGGTAGATGCGGGAAGCCGCCAAAGTTCTTTGCATTATCATGTTTCATGGTGCAGTCTTCCTCGAATCGCTTTATACAGCCGGCATAAACCGTGTACGTGTCGCCAGCGGAAATTTCCTCGTACAGCGCGTGAGAAAGCTCAAGCACGCCGGGTGCGCTGCGTTTGACTTCCATGCTCAACCCGACATTCAACCCGCTTGTGAGGGTCAGCTTTCCGCCCGTGAACCAATCTGCGGTCTCGGTTCGCGCTGCATCACTGATGACGCGATTGCCTGCAACAGTTCCGACCGTGCCGCTTACCGTGATTGAGGTCAGGTCAACCTTGCACCTCGTGTCGCCGAGATCCCAAGCGCATTCTTTGGTGACAAGCCGGACGATCGTGCGCGTATAGGCTTGCAAAAGGCCGCGGAGTTCGGCCGTGAACTTCGACCGGCCGCCTCGCACTTCGCCGAGCGTACCGACGCGCAAAACGTTCTTGCCCATCGTGAGATCGGCGTAGTTGACCTCGAAGATTTCGATTGCAGCGTAGTCCCACAGGCCCGAATGGATATCGTCGTCGGTGATTGCAGGCGATGCGAGAAAGCCTTCGATCTCCAGGTTGTCAGGATTGAGCTCCGCGCTGCTCTCAATGTTCGACGGCATGTAGCTCTGCGCGGCCTGGTACGTGACACCGCCGAACACGATGTCGCGGTCGACCGAGGTGGCTGCAACGACCGTGCCGTTGGTGAGCGTCGCCTTCCAGCAAGTGGCTAGAGTCGTCGTGCCGGCAGTATAATGCGCTTTCAGCCCTACCGAGAGCGACTTCATTCACGGATCTCCTGCAGCACAACGGATGGACCAGCAGCAAATCGGTTGTCTACGCCGCCAGGAGCAACAAGCTCCCAATCGATCGAGTCATCCATGAAGTGAACAGGGACGTAGAAGGCCCCGGTCCAGGTTAGCGTTGATACGTCGGGCGAGCCGGCAATCGTGGCTGTGCCGTCAATAGGACTGACGGATGCCGAGATCGGTGAGCCGTTCTCGAACACCGTGATAGTCCCCTTGGGGCGGCTGATCTTGCGATCCTTGGTGCGGCCCGAGCGCGGCTCAGTGTATCGCTTAGTGAGCTGATAAATGCCGGGGCTGACCAGTGCAAAAACGCCACCAGTGCTCACGCGGCAGTCCTTTGGATCTTCCATAAGAAATCCGTAGGCGCCACCGTCAGTGATCTCATGGAGCGTTTCAAGATCTTGCCATTGGTTGATGCGAAGTGGCATGATGCCGATCTCGAACTGGCGCAAGGTCGAGGTCCAGCCTATGTTGATCGACTGCTGCCCCGAGTCGGTTTGCACCCGGTCGTTACGGCGGACGTTCTTGCCGCGCACGCCGGCCGAGATGATGCTGTTCGGCAGGATAACATCATCAAATACTGTAATCGCCATCAGCCGTTCCTCCTCCGCGAAAGCTCGATTCCGCGCCCGATCTGCAGGCCCTGCTGCTGCGCGGTCGCTCGGCTCATGCCTGGTTGCGCCGTGACCTGAACATTGATATTCACGGTCTCGCCCTTTGTGGTCGCGCCACTCGACTCAACCTTCCCGCCCTGGCTGCCCATCATGAGATACTGCTTGCCAGCGACTTCCAGCAGTTCCGGCCCTTTCTCGTTGACGCGATACATGCCGCCAGCCGATACAGGGCCGCCCAGCTCGCGAGCTCCGCGGACGCGCATTGGCACGCCCTCCTCACCATCCTTCACGCCGATCCGATCCAGCAGCCCCGCCAGCACATTGGTCGACGATTCACCCTCACCCTTGCTGCCGGCGATGGATTGGATTAGCGTCGAGACGGCCGACCGGGATCCGGCAGCCTTGGCAGCTTTCGCTGCTTCAGCAACAGGCGCCTTGGGCGACTTAGATTCGGCCAGGATGCGAGCAACCACGCTCATGCCCAAGTTGTCGCGGTGGCGCGGATCGTCGGCGCGTAGCACTTCCTCACGCTTACCCTTCGGCCCGCCCATCAGGATTGCCGGCACCTCGTTGTGCTTGAGTGCCTCGCCTGCCTTGTCCGCAGCTTTACCAACGATGCCGCCCGTGTGGTATCGCGGAGCACCAGCAAACAGACCCGGCGAAGCCTGACGAATAACCGAGGCTTGCCCGGCGATACCGCCACTGTGGAACTGACCGGCAGCGATCATGGCATCGGTAGCCCCGGCGCCGCCTCCGCTGCCACCAAACAGGCTAGCAATGAATCCACCAATACCGCCGCTGCTACCCGATGCGCTACTGCCCTGCATCGCCATAACGGCCGATTGGAACAGTCCGACAATTCCCGGCAGCCGCACCATCGCATTGCCGCCCGCTCCAGCCGCATTAGCCAGCTTGAGCACATCAGATGCAGTGGTGACGGTCTGCTTGTCGAAGATGGCCAGCGACTGCGTGACGTCCGACTGCGCGCCGGCCAGATTGGAATCGATAGCCGGCGGCTGCGTCGGATCGGCACTGTACGGGACCGCGTTCGGTTGGCCGTCCGGACTCGAGGGCTGACCCTGCTGCGATTGCGCGCCTGACAACGGCTTATTCAGCGCGTTGGCCGCGTTTTCGGCTGCGGTCTTCAGCGTGTCGAGCGCACTGGTGGATGCGCTAATCGCGGCGGTCTGTTGCAGCAACGCCTGCTGCTTCGGATCAGCCTGGATGCCAAGCGCCTTCTGGAAGAAGCCGGCTAACGCACCGTCGCCTTCGGTCAAGCCCTTGAGCTGGCCTTCCAGATACTTCTGCAGCGGATCTTGAATCAGGACTTTGCTGAGGGTAGCGGACACCTGCTGTGCTGCCGGCTCCAGCACGGTCGTGGATAGTGCTGCCAGTGCGGTCTTGCCTTTCGACTCGACCTTCAGGCCATTGCTCTCGCCTTGTAGCTGGTTGATGCGCTTCTGCAGCGCCGCCTTGTTGCGCTCGTCCTTCTCTTGCGACAGGTAGCCACGGAGTTGGTCGATGCGCTTGTCGTACTCGTCCTTCTGAGACTTGATATCCTGCTCGGACTGGCTCCGTCGCTGATTGTAGAACTCGACGAATGCGTTAGGCGCATTGCCAACGGTTTGCGCTAGTCCCGACGCAAGTTCACGGGTCGCGTCGCGCAGGCGGTTCAGGGCCGGATCGATCGCATTGGCGGCTTTCGCGTATTGCAGTGCCAGGTCGGCGGCGAAGGCCTTGAGCGCCGGGTTTTTCGTGGCCTCGGCCAGCTCTCTTGCCTTCGCTGCCAGCGAACCGAGTTGGGACAATTCTTCCGAACGAATTGCGTAAATTCCGCGCTCGGTTTCCAGCAGAGACTTACCGGACCGCTCGGCAACCAGGATAAACGCTTCTTCTGCTCGCGCGCTGTTGCTGGCTAAGAGTGAGGTCTGGCGTTGCACCTCATTAAACTGATTCTGCGCATCGGTGAGGCGCGCCATCTTTTCGACGTCTTCCCGAGTGATTTGACCGCCAGACTGCGTAGCCAGGGCCTTGGCGTTGTCGATGGTGAGCTTTGCGCGTAATGCTGCGGCGCCCGCTTCATCGCCTGCCATCTGCAGCAGGTTGGCGCGATAGTTTGTTACCTGCTCGGATAGTGCCTTGAAGCTTGCCGCTTCCTCCTGATTGAGCAATGCGATATCGTTGGATTTGCGCGTTTTGACCTTCTCGCGATCAACATCGACTTCGGTAATGCGGGTTTGCAGTTGGATGCGCGTGGACGGATCTTTCTCCTGCTTCAGTGCTTGCTGAAGGCGGGTCTGTTCATTGTCCAGGGCATTGATCTGCGCTTTTGCAGTGCTCTCGATCGTCTCGCGCCGCTGATCCATGAGCTCGCCGAGTGATACCGTACCGGCGCGATATGCACCTTCGACGAACGCGTTCTGGAACTGGTAGGCGTCGCGTTGTTTCTCGAAGACATCCTTGATGTCCTTCAAGTCGTTCTGAAGCTGGGCGCGCAGGACTTGTGAGGCTTCGCTACCGCCCTTCTTGCGGGCTGCAACGATTTGCTCATCGACGCCAGCAATAGCACTACGCAGCGCTTTCGCCTGCTCGCTGTCCCTGCCGTACAGAGCGATCGACTGTGTGAGCGAGTTGTTGAACCGCTTACGGGTGTCGGTGAGATCCTCGATCTTACCGGCCTGACTCTGGTACGACTTGGCAGCTTCCAACGAGAGCTTGATTTCCTTATCGGTCTCGGCGGCAGTCTTGACCGTCGACGCAGGCCTCGGGGCAGAGGTCGCGGCAACAACAGCGTTCGACGCAGGCGTGATTTTGCCGGATACCGAACGCTGGCCGGACTTGGTTGCACCGCCAAACTGAGCGCTGACGACGCCGGCAATAGCGCCGGCTTGCCCGCCTGGGATCATGCCAAGGCCGATATTTCCGAGACCACCAAGCTTGTCGGCGTTTTCGACCAAGTACCGCACACCGTCGACGGCCTTGCCGAGTAGCGCGTTGATGTTGCGTAGGCCGTTGGATGCCTCCAGCGACCGCATGGCGCGATCCCAGGAGTTGCCGAGTTGATCCGTGGACTTCTGCAGCGGGGTCATCGCATTGTCAGCGACACCTCGCACCGCGGTGGCGAGCGCTTCAAGCAAGACCTTTTGTGCGCCGGCTTTGTCGCCCAGTCGGCTCAGCTGGTCGATCTGTAACAGCTGAGCGCTGGTCAGAGAGCCAAGTGCGGCGTCGAGTTGCTCCGCGCCACGCTTCGGGTCGGAGAATGCTTTCGCGAGATCGCGAGCAGCTTCTGGCGCGTCTTTCCCGGTTGCCTTGGCATAGTCTACTGAAAGGGTGGCCAGATCCTTGAACAGCGAGCCGCCGATCTCGTGCACCTTCGCCAACTCGATAACAATAGCGGCCGCCGTATCGCGAGTAACGCCAGGAAGTTCGGATAGCTGAGCTAGATAGACGCGCAGTTCTGCATCGCTGAACAGCCCTTTGCGGCCAGTGCCAGCCAGTTGCGCCTGAACCGCGTTCAGGTCACGTGCTGCCGATTCCGCCTTCGAGAGCGCGAGCGCAAAGCCGCCAACAGCGACGGCAGCGGCGCCAAAGGCAATCGTGGTCGGCGTCAGCAGACTGAGTACTGCCCGAACAGCCCCGCCGGTCCCGCCAAACGTGCCCGACAGTTGCGATCCCTGCTGAACTAAAGCGGTAAGCGGCGATTGACCCGAAGCGACCTGGACGAAGAAGTCGTGCAACTGGAAGTGCAATTGCTGCGTCTGGAACGATGTCAGTTGCGACTGACGGCCAACCGATTGTAGGGCGACACGATGGCGTTCGGCTGCATCGGTGGCGGCACGCTGAGAGCGGGCGACGTTGGCGGTGGCGACCGAAACCGCAGCCTGGGCCAATTGCAGGCGAGTTTGGGCCGCAGCGATTGCGTCCGTGTTGCTGGATCCCGAACGCGAGGCGTTGTCGAATGCTGCTTGTGCTGCTGCGGCGCGCTGAACGGTCGCGGCCAAATGTGCCTGGGCGGCTTCGTTACGTGCGTTTGCTTCGGCCAAGTGCTGCGCAGCTTCGGCGGCTCGGCCCTGCGAGGCTGCAAAAGCGTTCGTCGCAGTCGTGCCGTGCGCCGTGGCGGCGGCAAATGCGTTCATGCCGGTCGTGTTCGGCGCTGCTACATTGGGAGTGGCGACGGCTGCCGGCGCCTGTGCCGCCGGCTGACGCACAGCCGCGCCCTGATTCAGCCCCACGATGCCGCGGCGCGCATTCTCCGCTTGAGCGGCGACATTCGCCAGGGCTGCGGCAGTAGCAGAGATGCCTTGCGGCGCATCCATGCGGATCGGCGCGGCGGCGATCTGACGATACGATCCAGCGGCGGCTGCAGCGGCAGGCGCAAGCTGGGCCAGCGCATTGCGGTCATTGCGAGCGGCGCTCGTCAGGCGCTCTACGGCAGCTTGTGCGCGGCCGGCATCGGTTGCCAGTTGTGCGACAGGCGCACCGGCAGCGGTTGGAACACGCTGGCCGGTAGCGGCGCTTACGATTGGCTGCGAGACCAGCGGCGCACGGACGGCGGGCGTAGACGATGCAGCCGCCGTGATGCGCGGCGTTGCAGCAATGGCGCGGTTCGCCTCGGTGACGGCCGTTGCAGCGCGGGTGGCTTGCGTGGCGGTTGCCGACATCGCCTGGGCGACATCGCGCAAGGCGTTCGGGCTCGCTTGCGGCGCTGCAGTGAGTGCAGCGGCAGCGGCAGACGGTACCGACGGCGCTGATGCGGAAACAGGCGTACGGACCGGCTGACGGTACGTGCGAGCGGTGCTTTCGGCGGCTTGCGTCAGTTGTGTGAACGCCGTGCGGCTGACGTTGACAGCTTCCGTCTGCCGATCGATTGCCAAGCGTGCGCCGGCAGCAGCGCTAGCGAGTTGACTGAGACCAGCGGTGCCAAGCTGGCTTGCTGCAGTGGGGCCGGTGCCGGTGGTGAGGGTAATCGCTTGGCGAGCGGGCGCGGCAGTGCGCGGCAAAGCCTGCTCGTTCGACACGCGCGCATTCGTCACGACGTCACGGATCGCGCCGCCGGCCACCTGGGCGCGGGTGCGCATCGCGGTCAACTGTTGCCCGAACTGGCGCGTCGCATCCTGGCCGAGGGCTGCCTGTGCCTCGTCTAGCGATCGAGTGCGATTGATGCTGTTGGTCAGAGCCGGTATCAGAGTCTGGGTGATCGTGCGCCCTTGCAGAAGAGACGCACCAGTGACACGGCCAGCCGACGTAGCAGCCGCGTTGCCGGCATCAACCATGCGGCCAAATGCGGCGGCAGCGGTTCCCACCTGGGAACTGTCAACTGCTAGTGTCAGAACGGTACGATCCACGGTTACTCCCTGTCTTTGCGCATCTGCTCTAATGCCGCGTCTTCGAGTATTCGAATGTCTTCTTCAATCTGCTCGCACTCGGTGGAACTCAAGCCCATGCGATCCATCTTGGTCCACATGCGACCGTAATTCAGCGCGTAGGGTCCGGCTGGACCTACGTCCCACTGCGTTCCGAGAAACACGAATAAATTAATGGCGCGCACATTGCACGGCCAGACCCATGCGATGTTCTCGTCGGCGTAGTCGTCCTCGGTCAGGCCAAAGAACTCCATGGCCTTCGAGTCGTTCGGCTTTTTGTATAGGTGAGCCGCTACCTGACGGAGTTTTTTGCCCGTGCCTGCGTGAGTTCGGTGAAGTAGGTTTCGCAAATGGCGCCGGCCGCCTGGTGGTACTGCTTGCACACCTTGGCGATGTTCTCGCGATTGAATTCGCCATCGACACCATGCCAGTTGACGGCCAAGTCGAGGATCGCATCTTCATTGCTGCGCCCGCGCTCTTGCTCCTCTTTGATGAAAGAAGCGAGTTCGTCGGTATCGCGGTGTTTGAACTCGACCTTGATGTCAACCGGGCCGTTCGGCGTCGGAATGGTCACCTTGCTGGTGAAGGTCGGATCAGCCTGGATTTTTAGCATGCAGTGCTCCTACGGTTGGAATGCGGCGGAGCCGAAGCCCCGCCGCGCGGGATTACGCGGTGTAGCGCGTGACCTGGTTGATCAGCGACAACGTGACCTCGAGCCCCATAACTTCGTTCTTGGTCAGGGTCGGAGTCTTCTGCAGCGTCACGTAGGCCGAGAAGTAGATCGGCGAGCCGGACGGCAGCAGAATGCGCAGCACGCGCGGCTGACGGTCGGCGTCAGCGGCCGACAGGACGGCGTAGTGCGGCAGCGAAGCGTCGTCGCCGATCTTCATCTTGATCAGGATCGGCGACTTGACGGTCGGGATCTGGTGTTCGGCGTCGTCTTCCAGCGGCGAGTAAGTGGCGAACTGCTGCTCGCCGCCGGAGGTGTTCAGGTCGAGCACCTGGGTGATCTGCTGCCAACCGGTGACCTCGCGGACCGAGCCCACGCCCGAGCCGGCGGCGAACAGGCTGGTATTCGAGGTGTTCAAGCCTTCGACGGTGACGTCGTTGGTGGCGATGGCCGAGGCGCGGTACACGTTCCCGTTGGCGCGCGACCAGCCGCTGGTGACCTCGAACACGTCGCCGACGATGACGCCGTGCGATGCTTCGAGGGTCGCGACGCCAGGATTTGCGTTGGAGAACGCGGTCAGTTGCTTGGTGGTGCCATAGCTCGAACCCATCGAGATAGTGGCGCCGTTCGGGAGAGAGAACGCGATGATAGTTCCTTTCCGGTCGATCTCGACCGAGGATTGCAGCCTTCACAGGCATAAAAAAAGCCGCGCCCCTTGCGGAGAACGGCCGGAAAGAAAAAGGCCCGCTGGTTAGGCGGGCCTTCGGTAGTGCTCGTTACTGCTTTGTTGCGGGTTAAACGGTATGCGACAGGTAAGAGCCTGAAACTGGCACGGTGTAGTGCGTCGGGCCTTCGATCGGTGCTGCTGCGCTCAGTGAGGAAGTCATCCACACTTCGATGCCGCCTTGTGCCATGGGGCCAGTCAGCGGGAAGGCTGCGTCGAGCGATGCGGCAATGTCAGCGGCCATCTTCGATCCGGTGCCGATGGGCAGGCAAAGATCAATCTGCACAATCCCCTTGCGTTCTCGATCCGTGCCGCCAATTCCACGGCTCTGCGTCGGCGCCGGCAGTAACCAGCAGCGGACATAGCGGCCATTTGGTGGCGTGAACGTGACGTTCTGGAACGACACCGGGATCGGCGGCGTCTGCGCGGCGGCCCATGCGGCTAGGCGCGTCTCGAAGGCTGCGCGGATCAGGGCGTCGCTCATGTCATGGCCTCGATGTGCACGTTACCTCTCCATACCTCGGTGACTACCTCGTCACCTTTCAGTACGAAGTTCCCGCGCTCATCACGTGCATGCATGACGATCATCCGCTTCTCTTCGTCTGCCGTGACCACGCCGGAACGTTCAACACCATCGAGAAGCACGCGCACGCGTCCACCCATCCGCACTAAGTTCTCGTAGCCAGGGTCGTCTTTATTGCTCGACACTCTCATTTGCGTGCCTTGCGTCGGGCAGGTGGTTGTGGTTTAGCCGGGGCGGCGACCTTCGGTTCGGGCTCTGCCTCAACGATCTCAATAGCCGGCGCTTCCGGCTCAGGCTCGGCCACGAACACGCCGCCCAGGTGCGTTACAGCCTCTTCCGGCGCGCTGGCCTGCGGCTGCATGTCGATGCGCACGGAGCCGAAGCGAACGCCGTCCGGCGTCTCCACAGTGCGACGGAAGTCGTCGGCGACAGTCCAGTCGAGGATTTCGGCTTGGTTCAGGTAGACGCGGCATGGGCGGTCGCCGATTTCATTGGCGTCGCCGGGGGTGCGGGTTACTCTCATTGGTTCAGTGCCTTCCTAACGTATTCTGCGTAGCGCAGCGCGGCCAAGCGGAACATCCCTTGCGGCGCCTGGATCGAATAGCCGTTCTGCGTCTTACCGGTCGGGTTCTTCGGCGGGTTCGGATACTGCCCGTACTCGACGACATGCGCGTATGGAAGCGCGTTGGTGATGTAGGTCACACCACCAACCGGCAGCGTTGCGGCTTTTTGCGCTTCCTGCAGGCCGCGCGCTGCGTTCGTACTTTCCGTGACCGTCACATCAGGTGCGCCGTAACTCACGTTCATGTTCGCGCGCAGGCGCCCGGTGTCGACTGGTGCGCCCTTCACTACTGCGGTGAAGACGTCTAGCGTGGACTTTCGCGCCACCGTCTCAAGGTCAAGCTGCACCTTGCGGGCCAACTCGTCCAGTGGGATGCTCCAACCGCTCACGGGTAGTCCTCGCGCGCCATGCGGGGACCAATCGAGCACGGCTGATAACGGTTGTCGGGCTCACTCGCATCGATGCGCAGCCAGATATCGGCATTGCAAATCCCAATGTGCCAGAGCTCCCAGCGCCCGCCATGGAGACGGCGGAACCAGCGGAAGCGATGCAGGAAAGAGGAAATCATTTGCGCACCTG